CTGGACAGTTGCTCCAGCAGCTCCAACTCCTGCTTGAAAAACTAACAGAGTTCCGCCAGAACTTGTAAAAGGCCTCTTTACGAGGCTTTTTACAATCCTTTTAATTGTCTTACAAACGAATTGTCGTCAATCTTTGCATATATCATCGTAGTCTTTATTTGTCTATGACCGATTACTTGCTGTATTGTAGTTATAGGAACATTTCTATTAATCAATCTGCTTGCGCAAGTATGTCTTGCAACGTGAGCGGTTACATGCTTGTTAAGTCCACTTCCTTTAAGAGCGGAAGATAACCTTGAATTGAATCTGCAATTGCTCCCCACATAAAAAAACTCTGAAAGCCGATTCTGATACTGGCTATATATTTGCTCACCTCTTCCATCAAACAGAGCAAAAAGAGGTATTCTGACATGTGTATTTGTTTTTACGGAATTATATTCAAGCCAAATCCGATCATTTTCCAACTTGAAGTTCTTTTCGTTGAGAGAAGCAAAATCACTTATCCTAGTTCCAGAATAGCTCATGAATAAGAATTGATTGATAGTTAGCTTTTTACTTTCTGATAACGTCCCAGATGCTACATAATTCTCAATCTTACGTATGTCATCATCACTTAACGACTTCAGTTTATAAGTATTGTTCAGGTCTTTTGGATCATGGTAAAAAGCGAATGCATCCGATGGAACCTTATTCCCATACAATTTACGTGCGATATTATAATATGTCTTAACAACATGCATTTCCTTGCATACGGTTGAATATTTAAGTCCGGAATTAATTAAAAATCCCATGAATCCGCGGAAGAAATCCTCTGTCAATGATATGACAGGACAAGAACCTTTGAATTTTTTTATAGTCTTCAAAACATTTGCATGTATTTCTATAGTCCGAGGTTTTAACCCTCTTTCATTCATGGATTTTTCCCACATTGCATACCAGTCTGCAGAAGCTCCACGTTTTGAATATATGTCATGCAATTTAGACAATGTAATTTCTCCAGAATAAGTTAGTTCAATCTCTTCCAGGTTATACACAAGTTTTCTGATTAGCAGGTTAAGATTGGCGGCATTTGGACTTTTAGAAATAAATCCGGATTCTTCACTCCATTCGTCATTAAACACTCTGACATTAGTATCTAGTTCTATTACAGAACCATACTGTGAACATTTCACAAAAATAGCCAGCATTCCTCCGTGTACACGATGTGTTACAAGCTCATACTTAATTTTATTCATAATGATTATTATTAGATGCACTATAAATATATTAAAAATTAAGCATAAACAAAATGTCAATCATAATAAAAAGCTATATTTGCAGCTATAATTCTTAATGAATTATTAGATGCATAAAGGGGGATATTTCCAAGAGAGGTATATTCCCCTTTTTATTGTTTTAAAGTGCAAATAAGCATTCAATTGTCAAAAAAACAGACCCGTTTTATTCGGATATAAATATTTTTTGTAATTTAGCGGCGTGATAGGGAAAACAGGGATTCCCTTCTTCGATGAGAGTTTTATCAACACAGAAAGGAGACAAGCGATTGTCTCCTTTCTTGTTTTTGTCCGCCGAGAAACCGTCGTTTTTTTGTCCTTCATTCTCCAATGTGCTCTTCGTAACTTTGTATTGCAACTAAAACCAAATGTTTAACTAAAAACGACGACAAAATGAAAAAGATGATTTTAATGTTTGCAATGCTGATCTCTGCAGTGACCGTTTTCGCACAGGGAGCTGTAACCTCTGAACCTTCTACTGCCGGATTCGTAATCGACCTGGGCACGTTTACCGGAATCGTAGCACTTATTTCGGCCATCGTGACACAGATTCTGAAAGTCATTCCTGCCATTTCAGGAAGCAAGCTCTCAAAAATCGGTGTGAGCGTGGCGGTAGGTATGGTGGTGTGCGTGCTGGCATGGGCACTTCAGCTTACTCCACTGCTCGAAGGATACCAATGGTGGGGAACGCTTATTTACGGACTGGCTGCTGGCCTTAGCGGATGCGGTTTCTACGATGTGGTAAAAGCTATTGCCGCTCTTTTTAAGGATAATACGGAAGAGATGGAATAACGGGAAATCGGAAGGAGGCACGGAATGGACGCAGAAATGGTGACGGCCATAAGCGCAGCTGTAGTTTCCGTGGGTACATTTATTCTTTCGCAGTACAATAAAATGACGCAGAAGTATCGTGACAAGATGAACGATATGAAGTTGGAACGGTACAAGCAGGAAACCGAACGTCTTAGCTTCAAGCGAAGCGAGAATACGGCAAAGGTATTCGGCGAACTGTGGAAGGTGCTCTACGAGACAAAGGCTGACAGGGTGTACATCGTACAGCCGCACCCGCTGGGTAACGCAGCCTTCCTTTCCATCTATTTCGAAGTGAAACGCAAGGGGGTGTCGGGCATGAAGGATAATGTGCAGCGGCTCCCCATGAGCGAAATGGCAGTATTCAGCAGAGGGCTGGCCGAAAACCTTTTTCTCTGCTATACGGATATAGACTCTCAAGTGAAGGACAAGATGGCCAAATCCCTGTTTATAACCAATGGCTGTCGCGCCGTAGCCATAAAGAGGCTGAACAGCGCTTCCGACTGGGTAGGAAACATCTTCTGCGAGTTTACCGACGAAATGGAGGTAAGTGAGGAACAAACCCACAAGGTGCTGCACGATGCAGCGGTGAACATACAGTTCATTCTTCCGGAATACCGGGAGAATCCCTATAAATAGAGTTACAAACCAAAAACACAACACAAACAATGGACGAAATCAGTTTTAAGAAGGGAGCTGAAGGCTATGTGGCCGAATATACTTCCGAAGGACGTACAATGGTGCAGATTCAGGGTGTGAAAAGCGGAAGGCTTTCAGTCTCCCAGTTTATTGACACCATGGAACCAGTCGCAATGGATACGGTGAATTTCACAAATTCAGTAATTGAAATCAATGTACCTGCCGGCATGAAGGTACGGCTTCTGAGCGATGTGGAGGTGAAAAAAGTCAAGGCATTGGTCATCAAGGATACCGCAGCAGCCGGCGGTGGCGGAGGAGGTGAAAGCTATGTGCTCCCGAAAGCCAGCGACTCTGCTTTGGGAGGAATCCAGACCGGATTTTCAGAAAGCGGGAAGAACTATGCTGTAAGAGTAGACGGAGCAGGTAAAGCGTATGTCACGGTAAACTGGACAGACACCACATATACCAATGCTACAACAGCAAAGCCCGGAATTGTAAAACAGGGTGCCCATGTAACAGATGCTACAGGTTCGGAAGATGCACATACCGTACTGAACAAGCTGATTGACGAGCTTGAAAAGGCCGGGGTTCTGGCTTCTGCATAACCACAGTCACAACACACAAACTAAACTAGACACGACATGAGAATCTGGATTGATAACGGTCATGGTGCAGACACCAATGGGAAGCAGTCGCCCGACGGACGGTTGCGTGAATATGCCTATGCACGCGACATTGCACGCCGCGTGGTGGATGCGCTGAAGAAGAAAGGGCTCGACGCGCAGCTGCTCGTTCCGGAAGAGGAAGACATTTCGCTTCAGGAACGGTGCGCACGCGCCAACCGGGTGAAAGACAGCATCCTGGTATCCGTCCATTGTAACGCTGCCGGAAGCGGCACGCAGTGGATGACCGCACGCGGATGGGAGGCATGGACCAGCGTAGGTCAGACCAAGGCCGACAAACTGGCCGAATGTCTGTATCAGAGTGCGGAGCAGGTGCTGAAAGGCATGAAGATTCGCAAGGACACCGCCGACGGTGACAGCGACAAGGAAAGCGGTTTCTATATTCTGAAGCACACCGTATGCCCGGCCGTGCTGACGGAAAATCTTTTCCAGGACAATCGCGAAGATGTGGACTTCCTTCTGTCGGATGAAGGCCGCCAGAAGATTGTCACGCTGCATGTGCAGGGAATCTGTAAATACCTGGGCGTATGAAACAGCTTCCGTGGATACTGGTAGGCTTGCTGTCGGCCGCGCTCCTCTTTTCGCTTTTCTTCCGTGGATGCGCGTCGCAGAAGTCTGGTCAGGGTGATACCGTATGGCTTCCCGTCAGGGTAGATACGATACGCGACACGGCAGTTGCTCCTCCTGTGTCAGAGCGTCCCGCAGGAACAGACACCGCATGCCTTCCGGTATATCGTCCGCAGAAACCGTCCGGGTCAGCTTCCATTCCGGACAGCATAGCGGATACGGCTACGGTTGTTTCTGATTCGCTTTCTACAGGAACAGACAGCGTAGACGTGATTATTCCTCTCACAGAGAAGGAATACCGCACGGACGACTACCGGATAGTCATTTCAGGGTATCGCCCGCAACTGGTGTCGGCAGAGTTTTACCGACGCACACAGACGGGGGTGGTAAATGCACCGGCACCGAAAAAAAAGAGGTGGGGGATAGGACTGAGCGCCGGATACGGGATAGGGCTTTCAGGGAAGACAGAACCGTTTCTGGGCGTTACGCTTAATTACAACCTGCTGCAATGGTAGCGGCAGGTTGTTTCTTTAAACACAAGAGAAAAACACAGGGCAGACGTGCCCGATAAACAAAGAAACGATGAGTAAGAGTGAGATTTTTAACACCATCCTCCGCATGGTATCGGAGGAAACGGAAATACCGTCTGCACAGATCCTTTCCGGAAGGAAGGACACAGAAACGGTAGATGCACGCTATCTGCTGGTGCATTTCCTTTTTCAGAGCGGATTGAATCCGTCGTATATCGCTGCACGAATCGGAAAGACGGAGCGTGCCGTCAACCAGATTCATACCAATTTCGACCAGCGTTTCAGCACACAGAAAATATTCAGAATAAGTTGCGAAAGAATCAGGAAGAGGTTAGGAAATAACTCATTCCCAGAGTAATGCTTCGTCCGTACCTTTGTCATGTCGGGAAATAGTTCACGACACAACACAAACACAAAACAGTATGACAATCAAAGGTATGGATGGCCAGAGTTACAACGTAACCGGCCAGGGACAAGGTAATTTTAACACGGTGGGGGCTGCAGCCGGCATCGCATCATTTTTGGGTATCAACGGTGGTAACATCCTGGGTCGCAATGGCTGGGGATGGAACGGAGAAGGATGTTGCTCAGACAACATGCCCGTAAGTCGTTATGAGTTGAACATGGTGGAACAACTGAACGCAAAGGATTCAGAAATCGCTTTGCTGAAGGCTGACAAGTACACTGACCAGAAGATCGTGGAAGCCTATAAGGACTTGCAGGGTCAGATCAAGGAACTTTCAGTGGAAGTTCGCTCCAACAAGGACGCTCAGACCGCTGTCAACATGCAGCAGGCCGTTTACAACGGTACCAACACCGCTGCTCTGCAGTGCATGCAGAACAGCATCGCCGCTTTGCAGGCTATCACTAAGACATACATTCCGTCAAGCAACGTATGTCAGGATGGATGCTGCGGATGTCCGTCTGCCCAGTAACCCCAAACTGGCCCCGGGGGAGGACCGTCCGGTCTTCCCCTTCCTTTTGATTTTCAAGCACTGTAGAAAAAACTCAAACACGCAGCACAATGACAAACGCACAGATTCTGACCGCTGTCATCCTGAAATGGGGTGAGCCGGTCATTCCGGTTATGATGGGCAATACGCTCAACGGTATTTCTGCCGGCATGCTTCCGGTGGAGAAGTTATTCAAGTCAATCGGACTCGCAGGCCCCGGATGGCAGATTTCCAATGAAATCAATTCGCTGGCATCTTTAGGAGGGACAAAAATGATCCGTCCGTTCCTTGAACGATTTGTATCCCGCATTCCGGACGACATGATCCCGGAACTGGCTCACGGATATGTTGACTCTGCCATCCAGCAGGGAAAGCTTTCCATAATCGACGGATTTTTCACCTTCGACCGCGATGACCTGGTGGAACTGAAGAAATACCTGGACTGCAACCTTCCGTATCAGAAACCCGAGGAATATGTGGTGAAGGTTCCGCAGCAGCCCGCACAGCCGTCGCACCCACAACCGCAGCCTGCACCAAAGAATGAAACACGAGAAAAAGAAGAGAAATAAGTGCCGAATACAGGCGGCCTGGTGTCCTGTAAAAGATATATAACACAAACACAACACAACTATGATTCAGTCAATTACTTTGTCTGGAGTTCCGACAGCTACCGCTCAGCCACTGACGGTAAACATCACTAAGAAACTGCGTCAGGCTTATTGCGTGAACAACGGCGTTCAACCTACTGCTACCGTCGTATTCAGTGTAGCAAGCGTCACAAACGACAACACGCAGAACATTGCGCTTATCAACGCAGCTGTAACTCTGACCTACACTCCGAAAAACGGATGTGCAGCAAAGACTATTCAGTGGACCGAACAGTTTACAGTAACCTTCATCGGTGCGGCAAATACAGCCCCTACCAGTGTGGTAGCTACAGCTTTAGTTCCGCAGGTATTCTCTTACAATGAGAACGGTTGCGGTTGCTCTGCTTGCGGCGCACTGATTGCAGTCCCGGTCACGATTACTGCTACCTTTCCCGCTTAACGAAGTTCAGGCAGCCGCGTTTAGCGCTTTCAGTCTGGCATCTGCCGATGAACCCGTAAAAAAGCGAAGGAAAAGGAAAAATGTTTGAGTGGCTTCCCGTCCGCGAGGGCGGGAAGTTTTGAAGAAACTAATTTAAAAATATCGAGATATGGATAGAGAACAAATGATCTCCCGTTACGAGGAGCTGTATGATAAGATGAAGGACAGCAAGGACGTGAAGAATATGAAAATATTCGGCGAAGCTGCTACCTATTATTTCAAGGAAATGGCAAAGATGCATCCGGAAATGGCTATGAGCTGGTTGAGCCACCTCGAAGCAATGTGCTGGGATAATTTTTTGTCGGAAACAGAGGCCGTGAATATCGGTAAGACCATGGTCAACGAAGATGGGTTGAAAGGATTCCACTGGGGGCATGACACTTTCGTGGCTGCCGTGAAACAACTCGGAGGAGTTCCCGAAGAAAAACCTTCGTACAACTCGTATGCACTTTGTGTCACAGCCAACATGATTTACAGCGACATGGCATACAGCATCGCTGAAGACATGGGATACAAGACACCTGCCGAAGTGCCGAACGAAAAGATGGCCCTTTCATGCTACAAGAAAGCTGTGTCCTACCTGAAAGACAAGGACAAGAACTTTCAGGTGCGCCGTTACTTCAAGAAGCGCATGTACGGAGAGCCGGCAGCCATGTAACAGCCGCATAGAAGAAAAGCTGGACCTTCTTATGCGTATGGTAGCTCAACTTGACGGGATAAGAGGATTTGGCTCTAATGTGCTGGCAAATGTGGTGGGCGATATAATTATGAGAAAAAGATGATGTAGTTTGTCTTTCCACCCTATATGAATGAAAATGCAGCCGGGTTTTGTCGTTTCTTCCCCGGCTGCATTGTTTTTTTATTATCAGTATGTACCGTTAACTGTAAACTCAAAATTGTAGTCATTTTTCTTTCCTTCAATCTCTATCGGGAAAAGTATTTGTACTTTTTTACCTATCCAAATTTTATTGTCAATATCATTCTGCATTTCTTTCTTACTCTTGTAGAAACATGGAATGATTGATTTTTGTTTCCATTCAGAAGGAACATAAACGCCAAACCCCTGACTGAAATATACATTTGACGTAGGGACTATAATATCGTTTAGCTTTCCGTTTTTGGGTATGCTTATGCTTCCCTGACTTTTATCTTTGTCTATGTATTTTACTCCTTTGTGCATAATCCGGCTTATATTACCTGTATAGTCCATAAAGGTTACATCATCCCAATTTATTTTCAGTGTTTTTTCTGAAACATTTTTCAGCTCAAATTCAAACTGAGTGGTAGAGTACCACCACACAATGTCAATGTATTTATCCGTGTATCTGTATTTGTTTACAATCTGAGCCTTTTTATTTTTTGAAGGGACTTCATCAGAAATCTTTACTATTTCCGAATTACCAAATGGATCTTTTGAGTATGAAGGGCTTTCAACAGAAGAAAGACCTAAATCGTAAACAGCCATATATGTACTTCCGCAAGAAGTAAACAAGCACATAATTAAAATTAAAGTCAATGTAAAAAATAAGTTTTTTTTCATAATGATAAGTAGTTTGTTTATTGCAAAAATATTGATTTGGTTGTGTTTGAGTTTCACAATTTCTGATTAAATGGAAAAAGTGCTGAAAAACGGTGTAAAATATAAAATGTGAGACAATTTTAATTAGATTCCCTTTTAAAAAAGTAGTCTTATCCGATATATATACAGCTGTTTTTTTGTCCTTCTTATTTTTGTGTATGTTACTTATTTTTGCTAAAAACAAATATCATGGAACAGAGAGAATTATTATTTAATGAGGAAGGCAAATCATTTGTATCAGAAACAAAAGTAAACTCAGACTATAATCTTCATATCGAAATGGAGAGTGGAGGAACATTGGAGATTTATCAAAGGGGAAGTGATGAAGGAAAGTATAGGCGTTCATATATTGAACTAAAGTGGGGGGATGTAATAGATGCAGATTTTTGTCATGCGGTCTATCCTAAGTATATTAAAATTGTCGTATCGAGTAAAGTCACAAAAGCAACCATAAGGGAGGCAGGATCATGAAACCTATTAAGCTAAATACGTTTAAGCTTTTGACGTATAGATTCTGTGAGATTAAGAAGAAAAAGCATATATATCCTCCTGAAGAAAAATATCTCGTACTCGACAAAGGAAAGCTCGATGTAAACAAATTAAAATAATATGCCATGGCAGATATTCAGAAATTAAATAAAACATTCACCAGAGAGCAGGTGTTGCAGTCTGATGAAATGAACACTATAACGAAGAAGATAGACGAACTCGTAGATGGAGTAAACTCTTCCTTGAAACAAGTACCTGAAGGCTACATAACAGAAGAAGAACTTGCGAAGAAAGGGTACGCTACCTCTCAGGATTTAAGAAATGCTATAGGAGTTATAAACACAGTACTTGATGAAGTAAACGGGGAGGTGATATAATGGGAACGACAGCAGACAAACTAAACAAGTTAAAAGAAAGCAAAGCCGCCATAAAGGCAGCCATTGAAGCAAAGGGTGTAGAAAATGTAGGAGAAATCCTTTCCGAATACCCGGCTAAAATAGCAGCCATTCCGACAGGGGATGAATACGCCCTTGAATCGCAAATGCTGATACTGCCGGTACGCTCCACAGCCATCACAACAAAAGAAGGCAAGACGGCAGCCGTAGCTACAAACGACCATATCAAGATTGTAGATGCAGACCTGAAACATTACACAGTAAAAGAATGGAACGACCGAAGTGTGGCAAATGGCTTTGACAATGAACTCATTGCTCCTCCTGTAGGTTTTTCTTTGGAATGTAACGGTATCAGAGCCATTCTTTATTGGCCGTGGAAGGGAGAATATTACGCCACGTCCGGCAGTACAAGCAAATCGTCAAACTCGATGCAACACTCCGTGTTTGAATACGACCAGATGACTGGAGCGCGCGAGGGTACAGATTATCATGGAACTGTGGATGAAAACCTTGGTACTCACGCCGCAGGAAGTCACTTTGCAGCCGACTGGAGCGTAACCGTAACTGAAGACGATAAGCTTGAACTTTACAGCGGTAATACCAAGCAACGCTGGATAATGGAAAAGAATTGCGGCAATGTAAATGCTATGATAGCGGATAATTACGCCGGACGTCTTGAAGCCATGTATGTACAGAATGAATGGCTTCGCCACAGGTTTGCCATCTGTAGCGGCATAGCATCTTCTGAAGCAGAAGGCACAATAACCAATGTGGAAATCCTAAATTCATCAGGCGTACAGGCTCAGGCAGGCGAAGATATGTTTTTCTTCGTAAACGGCCAGAACACAGGTTTGAAAGCAATGTACAATACAAATAATAAGTATTCAGCAAACAACGCATACTATTTCAAACCTGAATACGCTGAATGGCTGTACGAACAGCAGAAAACAAACGGTGTAAACATGAACGACACCGGAGTAAACTCCGCCGAACGACCTCTTCTTTCTCCGGGCGCAAAAGGAGCGGAAGCCATAACTGTAGACGGGTATTGGTATATCATTACCCCATACATAAGCAGACCGGGAAATTCTGGTACAAATTACGACTGGAATATGGCAGATTCTCACGCGGTGTATTACATTAAGTCCCTTGGGAAATACATGGCAGGAGAAAAAGAATTATACCCATACTGGACTAATAAAAGCATAATTTCAGGATTGATAAACTATCTTAACAGTTATGAAAAATGGGGCATACTTGGCGTCCTGGGCGGCTACGTCTGGAGCTGTGTCCGCTCCAATGGCAACAGTGCCTGGTGTGTGGGCATGGGCAGTGGCTACTTGAGCATCAACAACACGGGCAACCCCTATAGTGTGGTGCCGGCCTCCGCTTTTTGATTTATCTCAGCCGTGCGGAGCACGGCTCATCAACTTTTGCATTAAAATATATTAACATTTAATACGCGACAATAGAAATGAATAGATCCGGGAGGAAACATTTGGACACACCAATTATTCAGGACGTTATACGCCTGAATAATTGTCTCATAGAAATCAACAGCAAAGCTTATAAAGTCATAAGCAGAACATATATAGATCCCATGCTGAAGCAAGGCGCACTGCTTTTCAGCTACGCTATGCGCCAGGTCCGTGGAATGGACTATTATAAAAGAGCTACAGAACTGACATACGAGTTGCAGTTCGGGATATACCTGATAGTGGCTCTTGGAGGATGCAGCAAAGAGAAAGCGTCTGTAATAGACGTTTTGTGCGATAATATCCTATCTTCGCTTGCGAGGATAAAGAATGTCAGATCCGAAAAGTCTTGAACTATGTCGGCAGAACTGTTTAATGATAAAGGTCCCTGTGCTTGCGGTGAGCAAGCTATTTCGATTAACAGGGCAGAAGTCCTGGGCGGCAACGTCTGGAGCTGTGTCCGCAACAATGGCAACAATGCCTGGTATGTGAACATGGGCAATGGCAACTTGAACAACAACAACACGAACAACACCTATAGTGTGGTGCCGGCCTCCGATTTATCAGAAAAAGTGCCCGCCTGGATAGCTGCCGAAAGCGACTGTTACAAAAACAAGCACGCATCGCTCGAAGCAGCATCGTTTCATTTCAACCTGTCGCGTATTTATGAATTGATAAACAGAATAGACAACGGCTACCAGCCACAGACAAGCATCTGCTTTGTCCTCGATTATCCTGTGTATAGAGAAGTTTTCGCCGCCAACTACACCGACCGCATAGTGCACCACTACGTTGCCCCGATGCTCGGCGAGATATGCGAGAAAGTCCATGAAGCCAACGGTGATGTAAGCCACGGCAACCGTATCGGACATTCCGCATCTACAGCCATCGAGCAGATACAGCGGAACGTCCGTGATATAACGGACGGCTACAGGAAGAAAGCCTTCGTAGCCACAATGGACATATCAGGCTTCTTTATGTCGATAGACAAGGAAACAGCATACCGCATCTTGCGGAAATACGCCGATATGTACTACGATAAGCCTGATAAGGAGGAAAAACTCTCTCTGCTTCACACCCTGATACAGCACAATCCGGCCACAGACTGCGAGCGACGCTCCGATATAAAAATGTGGGATAAAGTTCCGCCCAACAAAAGCCTCTTCGGACTTCCACCCGATAAAGGACTCCCGATAGGAAACTTCTATTCCCAACTCCTCGCAAACCTCGTCATGGCGGAAGCTGATGCGGAAATGATAAAAACCGGAGTGAGATACACACGGTTTGTAGATGATATATGCGTGGTGGCAGAAACAGCAGCCGAAATAATCCATGCCCGGAAAGTATTCATAAAAGCGACCGGACGGCTGAAACTAAAAGTCCATCCCGATAAATTCTACATACAGCCGGCCTCACACGGAGTAAAGTTCTGCGGAAAGGTAGTAAAGCTAAACCGTATTTACATATCCAACCGCACAGTACATGCCCTCCATACAGCGATAGAAGAATACAGCCGGATGCCGTCGTACAGCAACGCCGTACACGTCATGCAAAGCATAAACAGCTATTTCGGGCTGATGAAAGGAACAGCGTCCTTCAACATCAAAAAGCGCATAGCCGGGAAAGCTCTGGAAAAATTCTCCGAATGGCTGTATTTCCGCAACAAGAACGGCAGGTTCGTCTGTGCGTTGAGAAACAAGTACAAACCCAACAAGACATCATATCTAAACCTGAACGACTATGCTTCCATATTCAGACCGCCGGAAAGGTACTATCCGAAAAGGAGGCTCCCCCTACAGCTCCGCGAACCTGCATATCTGCGAGCATAACGGACAACTGATAGCAACGTTTAAAACCATAGACAACATGAAGTACGCAAAAATCGAAAACGACCATCTACTCGTCAAAGAAGTAGAAAAAGGACAGGAAGTAGGCGGCAAGCTTACCGAAGAAGAAATCATCGCACAAGGCTACAAGCCATACTGCGAAACGGAAAAGCCTGAAGAAGCAGACTTCTTCATCAACCGTGAACATGAAACCTGCATAGTCCAGGAGTGGGGAACGATAACCGAAGAATCCGGCATAAGCCGCGAGGCACTGCTGTTCTTTATCGAGAATACAGACAGCAACTCCGTTATCACACTCACGCTTCCGGCAAAAGACTATACCTCAATCATCGAGGACGAAGAAATCCAGTCGGCACTGAAAAACAAACCATCAATCTCAATCGTGACATTATGATAAAATTTACAGAAAAAGAGATTTACAGTACAGAAGGCCTGTACATAAATCGTATCGGAACAAACATCTATTTCAAGCGTGCCAACCGCCTTCCTTCCGACATGGAGGAAATGTTCAAAGAAGTAAGCGAGCTGCCCACCGACGAACTGGGAGCCGCAAAAGCCGCGAAGATATTCGAGATAGAAAGCTACGACACTAGCGACGCGGTAAACAGCTTCACTCTCGACGGCGAATCCGTTTGGCTCGACAAGAACACCCGTGTAGGACTGATGAACTCCACCCGGATACAGAAGGCAGCCTCCATGCTCACCACTACACTCTGGTTCGGAGGTAAAAGCTACACCCTCGAATGCGACACAGCCATACAGATGCTCTCTGCCCTTGAACTGTACGCCCTGCAGTGTTACAACGTAACGGCACAACACAAGGCAAATGTGGAAGCCCTGCAAAGCGTGGAAGAAGTGGAAGCCTACGACCACACAACAGGATATCCTGAAAAACTTAATCTGAACACAAAATGATACTCATAATCTTATCAATGACCGTCATCCTCACATACGTGGGGGTGATGGTTTACAAAACAAAGGAGATACCTTACTCCATTAGCGACACATACTATTCGTTGAAACATAAGCTGTGGTTCGGCTTTACCATGGCCGCAACCGCCCTCCTCCTCATGCCCGCCATCCTCTCTGCTACCCCCGAAAATTATCAGTTCACCGCATTTTTGATGTGCGGAGCGTTGCTGTTCGTGGGTGCGGCACCCAATTTCAAAGCCGGGATGGACCGGCCTGTACACATCGTCGCTACCACGATAGCTGCGCTCAACAGTCAGATATGGACAGCACTTACCTGCCCGTGGATGCTGCTTGTATGGATTGCGTGGGCATTATATGTCGGTGTACGCTTGAAACAAGTCTGGAATGGGGATTTATGGTACAGCTTCGTGCTATGCAAGCCGCTGTTCTGGGCGGAGGTGATAGCGTTCGGGATGGTGTATGCGGAAGTGATGGTTAATGGATTATTGTAATATACGTACATTCTTCCCTTTCGCCATTTACCACCCCCTCCACAATAGCCTGTAGGGCCTGTCAAAACAAATGCAGCAAACCTCTCGAGTGGTTTGCTGCATATCGCTCGAGAGGTTTGCCGCAAACCACTTTAGAGGTTGCTGGCGAATAGTTTTAAAACGGTGTCCGTTGAACTGACGGAAACCGTTTTTTTGTCCTTCATTTCCACCTTCCGGCTGCCTAACTTTGAGGAAAACAAACACAAAGACATGGCAAATAGTTTAGGTACCAGACTGGCTAGAATCGACGTGCTTATAGGCGGGGCGGAACAGGCTCGTAAGCAGGTTGACAAGATGCGTGATGAATGGAAAAAGTTGCGTAAAGAAGTGGAAAATGCGCAAGAACAGATGAATGCGACTACTAATACCACGCTATACGATGACAACAAGAAAATTTATAATGAAAAAGTAAAACAGCTTGAGAGACTGACTAAACTAATCAGGGAAAATCAGAGAAATGTCAACACGGTCAACAAGTACCTAAATGACATATCAGGTCAGACCTTGAGAAATCTAGGAGAGGCTCGTAAGGGATTAAACCAGATGCTTCTTGGTATAAATCCTAAAAATGCTGAAACGCTACAGACAGTTCGTGAATATATCAAGCAGATTGCCGATGAAATCCAGCGTCGTAAAGGGAACATCGTAGAATTTTCCGACATCATAGGCGACATAGGCAATGTGAGCGACAAGTCGCTTGGCATGGCCAAACAGCGCTTACAGGAACTTATATCATCTACTCGCCTAAACACGCAGGAAATTCAGAAATACCGTGAACAGCTTGCTCAGGTTGAAGCGGAAGAAACTCGTCGTGTCTCACAGCGTGCTCAAACCACACTAGGTAAAGTCCAGACCGGCACATTCGACGGGACAATATCCCAGACAAAGGAAGCTATCAAGTTGCTTGAACAATACAAGCAGCAGCTAAAGACAAGCGATACAAATGGAGTAAAGGAGGTAGAATCGGCCATCAATTCACTTAATGAGAAGCTGAAACAATCATCTGCCGAATTTACTTCACTGGAAGATGCGCTTGATAAAGCTGAAACGGTTGGTCAAGGTACGTTCGACGGAACCTACGAAGACCTTGAGAAGCTGAAAAAATCGCTAGAAGAGTATAAAAAGAAGCTTGAAGTAAGCGATACAAAAGGCTTGAAAAAAATTGAAGATGCGCTGAGCACGATTGAGAAGAAACAGAAAAGTTCCGTATTAAGTGCAGAAGAACTTAACAAAGTGATTCTTACACTTAAAACAGCTCCACTGGAAGATTTGCAAAAGGCCGCGGCACAACTTCAGCAAGAACTTTCGAAAACCGAACGTGACGCAGATAAGTATGTCGAAACTTCAATGAATCTGCGCCGGGTAAACGAGCAGATTAATGAAGTGAAACGAAGCTGGCAGGAACACGATAACCAGATTGTAGCTACCATCAAGCGTTTGACAAGTTATGTGCTGGTATATGCCGGATTCAATGAGGTGGTAGGACGCATCAAGCAGTTGTATCAGGCTAACTTGCAGTTGAGCGACAGTCTGGCCGACATCGAGAAGACCACCGGGCTTTCCACTGAGTCAGTAGCCGAGCTGAGCCGTGAAATTGACAGTATCGACACCCGTACCGCACAGCAGGAACTTCACGACCTGGCATACGAAGCCGGTAAGTTAGGTATTTCTGCCAAAGAAGATGTGTTGGGATTCGTGAAGGCAGGTAATCAGTTGCTCGTAGCATTGGGAGAAGACTTGGGAGGAGCTGAAGCGGTACGCCAGCTGATGAAGGTGAACGCTATTCTGGGCGAAACACAAAAACTTGGAGTGGAAAAGGCATTGCTGGCCACCGGATCTGCCATCAACGAAATCTCACAGACTAGCCGCGCTTCTGCAGGCCCTATTGTGGATATTGTAACTCGTATCGGTGCTATTGGGGAGGCAGCCGGACTGTCCATGTCCAACTTGATAGCACTGGGAGGTACAGTGGACGCACTCGGACAGAATGCCGAAATGAGTGGTACAGCTCTGAACACATTTATTTCTACACTCACCAGCAACACGACCGAAGTAGCGCAGGCCGTGGGACTGAGTGATGATTACCTGAAGAGCCTTATCAACCAGGGAAAGACCATGGAAGCTATTATCGCTGTATTCGAGAAAATGAACGCCATGGGCGGACTGGATGTGCTGGCTCCGATTATGAAAGACCTCGGTAGCGATGGCGAGCGTATCAAGCAGGTGCTCGTTACACTTTCTTCCGGAGTAGACGAACTGAAGGCGCAGGTATTTACTTCTTCCCGTGCGTTTAAGGAAGCTACCAGCGTGACGGATGAATACAACATCAAGAACGAAAACGCCATGGCCATCATGCAGCGTATGGGGAACGCCATCAAGGAATCGTTTATCAACAGCGGATTTGTGGAATGGCTCACGGATGTGCTTCGCTATATTTCGAGCATTCCCAACCGGTTTGAACGCGGAGAAACCTCAATCCGTCTGACCGCAGTAGCTCTTCAGGTGCTGGTAGGATTAATGATTGCCACGTCTTCTGCTGTGCAGAAAGCGAGTGCAAACATTGTGCTGTTTACGAAGATGGTGAAAAGTGGCACAGCCTCTGTGAACATATTCAAAATAGCCTGGCAGTCACTTTCAAAGGCTATGATGTCAAATCCATTAGGATGGGTTGTATTAGGATTTACTGCGCTGACATCTGCCATTACTTATTTCAAAAAATCAGTAGACGAAGCAACAAAGGCACAGTCGGAGTTTGAAGCAGCCATACAGAAGGAAACATTTGAGCTTTCCAATCTGAAATATGCGATTGACAAGGCAAATGTATCGAACGGAGAGCGTGCGGCACTGATTAAGCAGCTGAATGACAAGTATGGGGCATACCTTGGATTTATGGTCACTGAAAACAACTATGCCGAGAAGCAGGAATACATTTACAGCCTGATTAATGCCCGTCTTCGTGAAACGCTGGCGCTGAAGATGCGCGACAAGATGATGGAAAACATTGCCGACAAATACACCGACCAGATTCAGGAACTTCAGTCGAAGATTATTGCTTCGCTGAATAAAATGCAGAATGTGGGAGAAACCAATGCCGGCGATGCCATGGCCCTTATCATGGACGGGATGAATAAGGTAGTAGAAGAAGGAGGTAATCTGTACGACGCGCTGGATGGCTTTATGGAGAAATATGACAAGAACATAAAGCAACTCCCGTTCAGTTCCGACGCTTTAAAACTGATGAACATACTGAAAAATATCCGTAAGGAAGCAGGGCAGACTCAGACTTTCCTTGAAAGTACGCAGCGTGCTGCCGAGAGAAAGACCGAAGAGCTTATGTTGCAAGACCTCCGTAAGTCCAACCAGGACATTCTTTCTTCGTCCGACCTGCCTGAACTGAATACCTATTTGCAGCAGGCGACTACCTACGTGCAACGTCTGCGTTCAGATGTTGAATATTTGAATGCAAAACGTGAGAAAGGAAAGAAATTGACTGAGCTTGAAACTGCAGAGCTTGAAAGGCTGAATGAAAGGAAAGAAAAAGGGATAATGCTGAATAAGCTCGAGGAATCCAGACTGGAAGAATTGAACGATAAGCGTAGGAAGGGAGAGAATCTTACCGATTCAGAACTGAAGGAACTGAAAGAGAAGAACCGCCTGTTAGGTGCATATCAGTACAACATAGATCAGGTGGAAAAACGTATTAAGGCCATCGGACTGGAGTCTGTATGGGGACAGGGGGTATCGCTGGAAACAGCCGGAGTAGACAAGCTGGTAGCTACCTACAAAAAGCTGGAGGCCATGATGAAGAGCATTAATGAGGACAAGGACTATGCAGACACCTTCGCTGCCCGCGGATTCAAGTCGGCCAAGGAAGAATACGAGGCGCTGAAAAAGATGGAGCAGGATGTGGCCAAGGTGCTGGCTGAGAAATGGGGTCGCGACACAAGTGGTAACTGGCTCAAAGTACGTAAGTCAGGCACACGTGGTGAGCAGAAGGAAATGAATGATGAAATCAGTGCGGCCATGTCTGCGCTCGAAGCTTACTTCCTCCGCCGTCAGCAGGCTATCCGTCAGGCATATCTCGATGAACAGATAACTACTGAGGAGATGAACCGCCAGATTGACGCGACCGAGGAAGAGCATCTGCTGGCACGTGTGGAGCTTCGTAAAAAGCTGTTGGGTGAGGAGAACACCTTCAATCAGAATTTATACGGAATGGAAGGTAAGAACCTGGAATCTACTGCTGCATTGATTAAGAAGCTGGGCGAACGTCAGACTGACGGATTACGTAAGAATCTTGAAAAAGACCTGCTCGAAGTACAGAACATGGCAGTGAAATACCGTCAGACTATCGAGAAGGAACTGCTTAAATACAACCCATTTGAAAGCCTTGTCAACCAGTTTGAGGAGTCGCTTGACAAGCTTCGTCTGCTGAATACCGATGCGGAGAAAGAGTTCCGTATGAGTTTAGGATTTAGCGGAGTGATTGACGAGAGTGCAGTGAAGGAAAGAATTAATGCCCTTGTTTCTCTGTCGGAAGATGCTTACAGTCTGAACGAAGACCAGTTGCGGACTTATCTTAGCAACATTGACGCGGTATGGGCCGAAAGCATGAGCCCGGAGCAGATGTCGCTCATGCTGAAAAAGCTGCGTGATTTCTACCAGGACTCAAAGGCCGCTGCCGAGAAGTATGCAAAGGACATCAAGGAAATGATAGACGTGCAGTGGGAAACCAGCGGAAACCAGAAACTTTGGGAAGACCGTATAAAAGGTACGGACGAACGAACTGAACTTATGGGTGCTGCAGGTAATCTTGGACTGGCATCCACACAAAGTTCCTTCCTTGGTACTTCCGAAACGGATAATGCAGAGCTCGAAGCCTTGCGGATAAAATTGGAAGCGGCGGCGCAGTATTATGAGCAGTTTGAAAGCCGTAAGAAAGAACTGATACAGCAGGCAATTGCTTCCGGCGCTACGCAACAGCAGGCAGAAGAATCTTTCCTCATGGCGCAGAAGGAGGCTTACGACAACTACATAGCTGCAAGGGAAGAACAATCCTCAAAAGAACTTGAAATCACGGAGAGCAAACTAAGCACACTAAAGAACTACACCGATGCAGTCGTGGATTTCAGTGAGCAGATGGGAGAAGCTGCATTTGCCGAAGTGGACGACCGTAAGCAAGCTGCAAAAATGTTGCTCCAAACAGCGATGAAACTCACCAAAGACTTGATTATGCAAAAAATAACCGAGTTGTTGATGAAGAAGACTCTTGGAGACCAGGAAGTAGCACAGGAAGCGGCTACAAGTGCTACTGTTACAGCTATTCATGGGTCACAGGCCATTACTGATATGACAGTAGAAGGGGCAAAGACTGAAGGAGATGTAACTTCTGGTATTGCGAGGGGATCAGCAAAAACAATCGGAGACCTAGGATGGTGGGGTATCCCATTGATTGCAGTTATCAGTGCGGCGCTTTCCGCCCTGATGGGCCTTGCAATGGGTAAGCTAAACAAGGCAAAGCAGGATGTGGCAGCTGCTACCGGAGTAAGCAGCAGCAAGGGCCGTGTAGCAGCCGGAATGCTTACCTACGCAGAGGGTGACTATCCGGTACTGGGGAACGACGGACAGATATACAACGCACGCTACCAGAAGGAGCTTAAAACGGGTGTGTACGGCGGAGGTGCGCATTTCGGTATTTTCTCTGAAAAGAAGCCTGAAATGATTGTGGACGGCGATACCACACAGAAACTTATTCTGAACTATCCCCACATCTATGAAAGCATCCTCACCATTGCGCGTCACGGACAGCTAAAATCGGCAGCCATGCCGACATTTGCCAGCGGAAGCTATCCTTCCATGCCGGCACAGATTACCCAGGTTGCATCCGGAGCTACGGACATGACCATGCAGAACGAGCAGATGACACAAATGCTCGGAAGTGTGGCCGAAGCGCTTTCCACACTGAACGAGCGTCTGAGCAAGCCGATTAGCGCCACCGTAGACCCATACGGGAGCAAGGGAGCGGTAAACCAGTTGAACAAAGCCAGCAATTTTATGACCAAACGCGGACTGATAAAATAATGACACGATGAAAGGACTACAGATAAAGATTAACAGCCAGTGGGTAAAGCTGTCGGAAGATTTTTCCATTACATTGGAGCAGTCGAACCCACTTTTCAATGACCAGGGAACATTCTCGTTCCCTTTCGAAATTCCGCTGGAACCAAACCGCGAGATTTTCAAGAACATTGCCGATCCTTGGGGAGACATTAGCCTGAAGGACATTGACCGTATGCCCGCAGAGCTTTGGGTGGACGGCGTGATGATATACCGTGGTGTGATAGAGACCGACGATGAAGTGGAGTTCGAAGATACACTTCCCGTCACATTCATTTCCGGTAACAGCGATTTCATGGACCGTATAGAGGGAATGAATGCAAGGGATATTCCTCTCGACAGGGAGATAAAGCTGGGGTATAGGGTAAAATCAGCTTCCACACAATATTCCAATACGGATGATAATTTATTTATAACCATATACCTTAACGATGGAGTGATGAATTACACCGAGAGCAACGAATCGGACCCTTATCCTATAAAGCCATATTGCAATGTAAGGGTATGTACACCAAACGATGCAGGAAGCTATAATATATTGGAACCCAGAAGACCGTACAGCGGTGTATGCTTCTACGTAATGTATCTTCTTGATTGTTTCTTCAAATATCTGAATATCGGCGTACAAAAGAACGATTTGTCCACAATGGAAGACATGTGCCGTCTGGCATTTTTCAGCACGCAGTGTCATACGGAAGAAAAGGGAGATTCATTTTCTGTATCATGGACAGATATTATGATGAATAATTTTATGGGTTCATCATTTTCTCTTCATTATGACTTAAAGTATAATGTAATTCCAGGTGCTAATTCATACAGAAAAATTGCGACATTTCTTACCCAGAACTTTTCTTATAGCGCGGTGAATGTTTTTGCTACCAATCAGAATTTCCCGGATGTAGAAATGGAAGATTTGATTGAAGACCTGCAAAATGCTTTTGGTATCCGGTTCTTGTACGACAGTGCAAAAAATACGATGGATGTCATATATATAAAAGACATTCTGAAATCGGATGAAACATCCATTCTTGATGTGGAAATAGTGGGGATGCAGTTGAAAAAATCAAAAGAAAAGACCATACGCCTTACATACGGCCAGGAAGATGATACTGCATTCAATTATGATGATTATTCCAATGTGAAGGAAAAGAATAATTACATGGAGATTCTTCAGCAGGGACAAGCATCCAATGACACTACATGCTATCAGGATAAACTTACAGGGAACTCCTATCGTATAAAAGTGGACGAGAATACTGGAGGAAATCCTTCGTTGTTTGAGGTTGGTGGATTCCGTGATTATTTAATCGGAGGCACATCGACGGAAGAAGAGGAAGATGAAATATCTATCAACTTTGCTCCGGTGATGATAAATGATGTAAACGGTCAGACAGTAGTTTCAGAGGCTATGTCTGGTAAAGAAGGTCAGCAGATTCTGGCTGTATTTGCCGATCAGGAACTTCTGTCGGAAAGGAATGCAAGTTTCAGTCTTATTCCCGGGATATTGGGCGTAGCACCTTCTCACATGATGAGATACAAGCATGAGATAACGCTGAGCTATCTTTCCGATGAAAATTATGACAAAGAATCAGCAGAAGAATCACCCATGCGTACTTACGATGCCGGATTTTGTCTTGGAATCATGCGCGGGCCTGGCAGTGAATCAGGGATAGACTACACCGAAAACTACGACGGTGAAGGGAACGATTCGTGGGTACAGACGGTAGCCAACAGTGCTTTTACAGCCGACAGCTGCGATAACTTTGGCCGTTTCTTTGATTACAACGGCACGGAGCAGGGTGGAGTAGACCAGTCCGGGCGATTCTCGCTCAAGCTGGTGGCCGGGAAAGACAAGTATCCCGCTTCTCAGGCATACCAGGACCGTGGACTGGTGTCAAAATTCCTTTCGGAGTATCTTTACTTCCTTTACAACCGGAAGACCGTGATACTGACAGTAAGAATGACCATATCGCAGATTGCAGGACTGGACATGCTCAAGCGCTACCAGATAGGTAACTATGTGGGATTCATCAATAAGTTATCCTACAGCATTGACCGTAGCGGGATTACGGAGGTAACAATCGAACTATATACCATTTAATGAAGAAATAAAACATGGCAATACAGGTATTACAGCAGCCGCCACAGATAGCATTTGCAGGCGACCCCATAGTGGTTAAGGCAAAAACCACGCTGAGCGGAAAAACTTTTCTCCGCATAAAGATTACGGTCAATTCCACCGCATTTGCCGCATCGGAAGAGTTTCCTTATTCTGAAAGCTATTCCTTTGAGGTTGGTTCCGACGGGATAGCCGTTTTCAACATCGGAGAGACCATAAAAACTGCGCTGTCAAGAAAGATGACGTTTGATGTGAACGGTACGCAGAGCCTTTCACAGATGACATACGCCGCACGATACACCATTACTTACAAAGAATCGTATCTGGACGGGATGGTAGAGATAGAAGAAGATGAAACCACTTCCGAGCAGTACAATGCCATACCCGGAAGGCTCACGGAGTTTGAACGCCTTACCACATCCAATGTAGATACCACAGAGATTTTAGGTGAGGGACGCATCTTGAGCCGTAAACCGGAGGGAGATATTGTCCCATTGGGATGGATACTGTGTATTCCTGCAGTAAGTACCCGATCGGACACCATTACCTACAGCGTAGTGCAGGGAGAAGAATCGAAAGAATATTCCGAATACACACGTGGTGCGCTGGTCCCGGATTCATTGCAAATAATCACATCATCGTTGAAGGAAGGTGAGCTTACAGTGAACACCGGATTTGAAACCGGGAAGAAGCGCTATGCGGTAAAGGCAAACCCGCTCATGCGCCACTTCATATTCCTGAACGGGTTCGGTTTGATGGAAAGTGTAGTCGCTTTTACGCGCGATTCGCTGGAGTATGACATACAGAGTGAGCTCTACACGCTGCCTGCTGACATTTCCTACCGTGCTACCACGCGCACTGCCAGCTATGCACAGACGCCTTCAGGAACTTTTTCCATGAGCAGCGGATTTGTAAACAGAGAGTGGGCCGAATGGTGGCTCACGGAATTTGTGGTGACGCGAAAGGCATGGATGTACGATAACGGCACATACATACCCGTCGCCATCATACCAGAAGAGACGAACAAACTTTATGACCGCGCTAAACCAGGTCTTATTTCCGTGAATTTCAGTGTGCGGTATGGATTCTCAGGAAGTACTATGAACTCATTCGTCTAACGGAAGGAATCCTTCTCCGTTTTTCTTCTGTAGTTTTTCTTTCAACCGGATAACCTGCTGGCGGAGCATACGGTTCTCTTCCAGCAGGATTTCCGCACTGGTCATCCCGCTGGAAAGGTCCATACGGTTTAAGTCTGTAATCAGGCAGTAAGGTGTCACTTCAAGTCTATTACATATATCAAGCATGTCTTTTATGCGCATGGTGCTTTTTTCTTTCCTCCAAGAGCGTATTTTCCATTCGCTAAGATCCATTGTTTTAATTAGTTCCGAACGGTTTTTCCCCGTCACACTATCTTTCCCAAAGAAATCATTTATATATTCAGGGTGGAATACTATTGTTTTCCAATTTTCCGACCGGTAATAGTCGTACACGTTTATCTTTGGTTCAATCCCATTGTCCCGATAAAATATATGCCTTGTGCTGATGTGGTATTTATTGCATAGTTTTATCAGTGAGGTAATCTGCATGTTACCTTCTATAAACAGCTCGCTAAAGTATTGCATACCAGCAACCTGAATTACTTTTTGTCTTGCTACTCCCACAACGATATGAAAGTTTTCAAGGAGATTCCAGTTGGCTTTCCATTCTCTTATTTTATTACCTGCATATATATATTCCGCGTTTTCTTCTGATAAAAGTTCCGCTTCTTTAATTCGTATTTTTAATTTACGATTTTCTTCCAAAAGAGAGGTCCTTTCTTGCCTGTATTCTCTGATAGTTTCTTTTAAATCTGAGATTTCCTGCCAAACTCGTGGAGAAATACCTATTTCTGTGGCTTCATATTTTTGAAGTTTCTCGTTTTTATCTTCCATGAATACGTCTATGTCGATGCCGAAACGGTTGCATACCCCGATAAGCCAGTTAACCGTGCACCCGCCTATCTTCGGATTCTGCCATCTAACGATGCTTGTGACTGATATTCCGATCTGACGCGAGAATTCAGCAAGCGAAGGAATTTTGGTAAGTCCCTGCGGACCGTAGAGCCAGCGCAAGTTTTCGGGTATGAATCTCACCTCTTTAAAATCTTCATCCGGTATGACATATTTGAAGCGATTACCGAGTAAATTTTCAGGAGGAGCCGACATAATGAAGTTTGACAGGCTTATGTGGAATGTGTTGCACACCATTACGATGTCATGCACGAGTATATTGTCTTGATTATCAACCTTTCTTTTATACATGTATGATTTTCCGTACACCTTCTCCGACACGCCTTTTTCGCTCAGGCCGAAGAGCTTGGGAAGATTATTGAACAGGAAAGAATTGAAATAGTACATAAAAAATCAGTTTAAAATTGTTATTTCCGTAACAATTATAATGCGATTGTCAAATTAAAATTGTTACTTTGCATGGTAAAAATAACAAAAAACGACCGAAACCGCAAAAGCGAGAAACGACAATATATATCAGAAGTATGAAAATGAGCATCATTGAAGCATTATCCGAAAAAAAGTTGAGCCCCATGCGGTTGGGATTTAGCCGTTACCTGGTGGAACATTACGGAATGAGCATGAGCACGGCGTACCAGAAGATCAGGTTGAACCGCGTGCGCCGGTGGGAGGCGGAAGGCGTGGAAAAATGCCTGAGAGATTTTGATCCTGACTACGAAGGGGAACTGAAAGACTTCTTTTCCGGTGTGAGAAAGAAGGGAGAATTTATCGAGTTCATGAAAGAACGAGGTATGGGCGAACATGCGCTGCGTGCGCATTTCCGTAACTTCGATTTCACGGAAGTAGAACTTCGCGGGCTGGAATCTATTTACAAGGAGTATAAGAAACAAATGGAGGAAATGTGATGGGATACATGCTGGAAAGACAATGGGAAGCGCACACACGCATTCAGGACGGATTCTCAAGAATTGTTTTTGAAGACGGAGAGGAAATCACGGTAAAGAACGACGGAAAGACGGGAATTGACTTCGTAGAGGAATACCTCGACGAGATGAAGAAAAACTATCCCTCACACCTGGTGGCAGCCGACCAGCTTCTGCAGATGCGACTTGGACGTTCTTATAAGACCATACGGAACCTTCGCAGCCGCTATCTGTCAGAGCTTGCGCTGGTAAGCCTGAACTGTTGTTTCGGACGCGAGGACGATATTCCCGACCATGAAGGTCCGGAAGACTTCAATACCGAGAACACGCACTGCCCTATGCGATATAACTGTCCGTTCAACGGATTCAACCCCGCCTTCAAGGATAAAAAGGAGGTGTGCTGCAATCCGGTGTATGAGTGCGGACTGACTCCCACTCAGGCTGCTGTGGCGAACATGCTGGTAAATACTTCGCTCACCTACGAAGAGATTGCCGACGAAATGGGATGCAGCTATTCCAATATAGACAACATGCGGAAACGTATTTTTGCGAAGTTGGGTGTGGCTACACGTCCTGAGCTTATGTTAACGCTAAAAGGAAAGCGGCTGGTATGAAACGAAGCAGAGCGGTATATGAACAGCGTTTCCATGTGCGTTACACGGAAATAGCGATAGGCTATCCCGAAGGTAGCGTGAGCATAGCTTGCGGCAACCTGTCGAAGTCGTGCATGCAGAAGCTTATGAACGAGCTGGTGTACGACGGATATTCTGCCACAGGAAGCGTGCAGGAAGATACGATTTACCTGCATGAGCCAGACCCTATGATGTGCCTGCCCGATAGCCTGAAAGAAATGATACAAGCCAAAATGGAAAGCATGAACTACGAGGTGAAATTCCTCTTCTAAAATTCCCTGAAATGATTTCTGACAAGACAGTTGATAAACTCAATGCGCTCCCGCTTCCCGACGTGATGCGCAACAACGGATACCTTCCCGCATCGCAGACTGCACGCAGCGTATTCTACCGCTGCCCGTTTCACGACGAGAAGAACGGAAGTTTCTGTGTGAGCAAGTTCCCGCCAAAGGGAGAACGCTATGCCGCCTTCAATTGCTTCGTATGCGGCGAGCAGAACCGTAGCAAGGGGGTCGGGGCCATCATGCTGCAGCAGCGTCTCTTAGAACGCGCAGGAGAGAAACACGACTTTCTGGATGCGGTGAACCGACTGGCCAAAGACTTCAACCTGATTATTGAGGGAGACTACAAGAACGGGTTCTTCCACCGGGCACGCAAGACCGCCCCGCAGCCGGAAGTGGATTTCCGCATCCGTAAGGGCGAGTTTACACCCGCTGAGCTCCGCGCGCTGGGATGCCAGGTGCTCCCCGTGTTCCGCGCCGGGAAAAACACAAGCGAAGGCCCCGAGCAGACAGCCGTGACCGATGCTGACGGAAACAACCTGTTGCGCTGTTCGTTCAATCCCGACTTCTACCGTGGCGATATGCCGGCTCCCTTCGACAGTACCCAGCTAAGCACCATTTTCAATCTTTATCCGCTGGAAAGCTACGTTACCCCCGAAAAGGCCGATGCCGACGGTGTGCTGACCAGCTACGAAGTCAAGTCCACTCCTTCTTACCCGGTATTCCTTTTCCGCTACGAGGACGAGAACGGCTGGTGGGCACGGAAATATGAGCCCTATTTCCGTGAGACGACCGATGCGGACGGCCGTCGCCAGCCCAACTACAAGTTTACCTGGTGGTACCAGGGAGGAAGCCGTCCGGAAGGATTCTACAAGGAAATCTACGGCGACGCAGACGTGATGCGTGCCCTGCAGACCGGACGTGCGGAAACCTCCGACAAGGAAGGACATCCCATTATCAATATAGAGAAAACCCGGGTGGACGAGCAGGGACGGCGTACCCGTGCTTTTACCGACGTATTCCGCCGGATTGTGATCTGTTCAGGCCCGCGAGATGCCATCAATGTGTACTTCCATAGCGACGCTCATGTGGTGTTTCCCCACTCCGAGAGTGTGGAGATTTCGTCGGAAACCATCCGTCGCCTGCTGAACATCTCCATGGAAGTGTTTGTGATGTATGACATCGACCGCACCGGAATACGCGCCATGAACCGGCTGGCTCTGAAACATGTGGAGCTGAAAGTGCTCTACCTGCCCGAAGACCTCTCCACCCAGTACAATCCACGCAGCGGGAAAGCCTGCAAGGATGCCGAAGAGTTCTTCAACTTCTATCCTGCTGTGATGCGCCGCAATGAAAAACTCATTCACACCAACGTAAACCGCTACTTTGACGACCTGCTCAAGACCGCCCGCCGTATGCGGTTCTGGGATGTGCAGTACCAGACCAAAAAGCAGGAAGACGAAAGTAAGGTAGTGGTACGAAAATACACCCTGAACTTCGACAATATGGCCCAGTTCCTTTCGGCCAACGGATTCTACAAATACACCGACGAAGCGGATACCACCAAGTTTGTGCACATCAGCAACAACATTGTCGATGTGGTGGAAGAGAGCCAGGCACTGAGCGAAGCGAAGGAAATCATGAAAGACTTCCTGATATACAACTCACAGTATTACTCCGAGGAACTGAGCAACGCCATCAGTACCCAGAAGAAAATCGGACGCGACACCATGTCCGGAATCAAGAAAGTAGACCTGAACTTCATGTCGTGGGGGAAGGATTTCGATTATTTCTTCTTCCGCAACTGCGCCGTGAAGGTGACGGGCGACAGCATTGAGCCGGTGGACTACGTGGACCTTCCTTTCCATGTCAACCGGAAGGCGATTATTGACGCCGATTACCATCCGCTCAAGTCCCCGCTGTTCACCATCGAGGAGAATCCGGAATATGCCGCACGTAAGGAGCTGAACGATCAGCGAATGGCCGACAAGCGGATGAACGAGAACGAGCGCCGCCGTGAGGATGCAGAGTTCATCGCCTACCAGCGTCTGTACCGTTTCCTGCTGAAAATGCCGAAAGACATTGACCAGATGCCTGTCTGCGTGCAGTGGCTGTACGACACCAGCCGCATACACTGGCGAAAGGAAGCCGAAGGCTATCCGCTTACCGAGCTGGAAAAGCAGCGACAGGACATGCACTTCATTTGCAAGGTAGCGCTCATGGGCTACATGCTTTCGCGCTATCGTACAGGCACCATGCAGAAGATGGGATTCGTGACGGAATACACCGTGGCCGACGAAGGAAAGAACAGCGGAGGTACCGGAAAAAGTTTCTTCCGTTCCTTCTTCGAGCTGGTGCGGAAGGTGTGCTACATACCCGGTCAGACCTTGAAGAAGAAAGAGAACATGGCCAAGAACTTCGACAAGTTCCATTATACCGTAGACAGCATGTGTCTGATAGACGACCTTCGTCCCGACATGATGGGCAGCGAGTTCTACAACATTACGGACAACATTACGGTAAAGACCCTGTATCACGATGAAATGACACTGCCGCGCGAGGCAACCCCGAAGATATTCATTACCATGAACAAGATGCCGTTCGATATGACCGAAGGAAGCACCTCACGCCGTATCTTCCTGGCCATGCAGAGCGATTACTACCACGACGAGGACTACGCCGGCCAGTTCAAGAAACGCACGCCGCAGACAAAGTTCGGGAAAGACATCTTTCTGGAAGCCACCGAAGAAGAACGTGACGAAGCGGTGTACATGATGCTGCAAAGCTGTCAGTTCTACCTCGGCCTGCAGGAAAGCCTGATACCGCCCATGTCGCAGGACGGACAGATGCGAATACTTTACTCCGCCATCAAGGACCAGGTATTCATTGACTGGGCCAATCATTTCTTTGCGAACCAGTGGCACTGGTGCCGTCCGGTATCTATCAGTGAAATGGCCATCAGCTACCTGGAACACCGGGGCGACGCGGTGACGATGCAGAGCGTGAAATCCGTGAAGAACGAAATGATAGAGAAGATGCAGGCTTACTGCTTCAATATGCAGTACACCATGAACCCTTCCATCGTCTACCGCTCGGACAAAGGCTCCAAATATCCCCGTCACTACGCCTGGGAGCAGGAGTTTATGAACGACACGATCCGTCGTGAGGAACGCACCCGTAAATTTACCCGTGTGTGCTTTTTCTACAAGTTGGGTGAGGAACCCAAAGACTCCAAGGAGATACTTTCCTGCCCGGAAACCGACGAAGAGTGGGAGGAAAAGAAGCGCTTTGAAGATGATTAAGAACCTTAAAAAGAAAAGAATATGGCAAGAATCTTAAAACATGAAATCCCGGCAGCGTCAGAGTTCAAGCTTCCGCTACATGAAGATTGCATACTACTGAAACTAGCAGTTGTAAACGAGAAAGCATATATCTGGGCGGTAGAAGATGAATCAATGTCACAACGGGGAGTAAAGTTCCGTATGATCATGACCGGTGAAGAGATAAATATTGATCCTTACATGGTGTATATAGGAACTTTTATACTTTTCAACGGCTCGTTTGTAGGTCATTTGTTTGTGGACACTTCTGTTCCGATGACGATTTGTATAGGACTTTAAAATAGTGGGAGATATGGAAAACAATCAGAATGAAAAAGTGAGTATCACTTTTGAAGTGGAAAAAGAATTTATCAAAGCCGTGATGCTTGTATCCGGATTCGATATGGTGTCATTTGAAGATGTAAAAGATGAAATAAATAATGTAGTTATCAATGAGGAGGTATTACGTGATTTCGGGACAGATAGCGCAGAAATACAGCAGATAAAATCAGCAATCTCAATGATAGCAATCGGAATGGCTTTTAGAAACATATCATCCAGTAAATGTGGAAGTAAGAAGAGCGGACTTTTTGCGAAGCTTCAGGCTTTGGAAGAAGAGAAAAATAGAAAATCGTAAACCTCTAAATCATGGATATTGCAGATTTATTGAAAGATAAAAGAGGAGTATTGAAATACATACTTCAGACAATAGAGTCCAGCACGAAAAATGCAAAAGGTCTTCTTTCGATGAAAGAAAGAGGATTCTCGGATGCCGGTATGCTTGAAAAAGTAATAGAAGTAACAGCCATTCAGTCAAGCCAGATACAGGCACTCGCCATGATATCCCTGGTAAGCCTGCAAAGCAGCGATTTCGATAAGCAGGTCGGCGAAATGATGAATAAGATGGGACGCGGCGATGAAGCATTGCAAATCATGCTGGATAAGAAGTTGAGAGGAGAATGACAAATGCTAATAAAAAAGAACTTTTCCGTGGTTTTTGAAGCCGGTACACCTCCGGTTAGATTCCGTGAAGAATACTTTCTTCCGGTCCGTACAGAAGAAGAGCAGACGGATCGTTCAACCCTTCATCAGGCGGCAAAAGGAGCCATAGCAAAGGATTTAGGGATTATGAGATGCGAAGTTCGGATTCTGAAAATTATGGAAATTCATAATCACTTGATCGTTGAATAAAACCATAAATCGAAGTACATAGCCTATGTTTGAACTAATTAGAGTATTTCCAACTCATGCTTCTCCCTATGTTGGAGGATATGTGGATTTTGACAGGCAATATACCGTCGGAGAGTTTATCGAAGAAACTCTGGGAAAGTATCCGGCTATTAGCGGTTCCTTCGTCGTAGATGCGACTTCACTCGTTGCACACTACCGGAAAGGAAAGCTGTTAAATGAAGAGTTCCCGGAAAAGGTTTTAAAAGCCAGGATTGCAGCCGTTTCCTTTTGTACAGGATGGAACAAAGCCGATTATGTTATCACTAAATTAGATGGACAATGATTTCAGAGGAAGAAAAGAAAAAACTACGTGAATTGTCGGATAGAATAAGAAAATCCGAATCAGAATGGGGACCAGTTGAAGTTTGTGTCAATTGTAAACGTTTCGCTTGGAATCTGAATAGAGCCAGAAATGGGGAAGTGTGCACCACTTTTTATTGTAGGCTATCTGGTGACGTACTAGGAAGATTTCACAGATGTAATAACTACCAAAATAGAAACTACTTGTCTAATATAAGAAGTGAGGAAGAGAACAAATATTGGGAAAAGTACATACGTCCATTAGAATACGTCGGCCTTGTCAATAGAGTGCTTGAAAGTACGATTTCTAATCAGATGGTACTTTATGCAGCAAAGAAAATACATGGTAAGACAGTAGAGATCCAAATAAATATGGATAACTACGAAACGCATACAATTACATTTTTCATGGATGATCCTAAGCCACAAAAAATAGGCGACCGGATTTGGTCGCAAACGACCATGCCTTCCTTCGCAAAATGTGGAGACTCGTATTCGAGATTATTAGCTGATTCCATAAAAAATGCTTTATCTGAATTTGAAGAGTTTTGTAAAAATAAAGAATAACATCATGAAAGAAGAAGAAAAACTACTGTTACTGGAAGATATTTCAGCCAGATTACCGTTTGGATTGGCGTTTATCACTAAACAAGGAATGATTGAAATGGACGTTATAAACTTAGCCGACAGATATAAGGTATGGGCTTATAAGAAAAAAGACAAGAATGGTAACGAAATTGGCCTGAATGCCGAAACATTAAAAGGCGAAAGATGTCTCGGGAAAGGGTTCAGATTGGGAGATATAAAACCGATACTCTATCCGCTGTCTTCAATCACAGAAGAAATCTTTGTGAACGGCTCGGAAATCTGCCCGATGAAGTACCTGGCAGAAGCATTCGATTTCGACGGGTATATGGGCCTTTATACCACCTGGAATTTCGACGAAGAAAGAGAATGCGTGGAGTTCTTCGCCTGGGGATGTAAGGTGTGCGAAATGAACTTGCAGAGCTTCTTTATTACACCGGAAGAAGGGAAGCATAACAGCACTCAATTGGGCCTTCGTCATTTCCAGCAAGTCTTTCACGTGCTGCATCAGTGCCACATCGACTACCGCAACCTGATCGCACAAGGGCTGGCCGTTTCTGCTTTAGTTTTGGATAATAACCCTTATAAATAAAAATAGCCATGTTTAGACAGGAAGATTATGTAACACACGATGTAGGATTGCTTTTGAAAGAAATAGGTTTTAATGAAAACTGCAAATATTCATATTTAGAGAACGGGCTTAGGTGTTGTCCATCTGAATATGAGCAAAATTTCAATCTTTCAGAAAAAAGATGTTCATGCCCAACCTTATACGAGGCTCAGAGATGGTTACGTGAAAATTATGATATTCATTTAGACATAAAGATTATTTGTTCCTACGCTCCTACAAGAAAATCTGATTTTATCTGTGATATTCACTCTTTAAATTCAAAGGAATACAGAGAAACTAAGGTATATCAAAGCTATGAAAAAGTGCTGAATGAAGGAATCCGTGAGTCATGTGAACTGATTAAAAACAGACGAATATGGAATCAACATGATTAAGCTATACAGAGCAGACCAGATGCACCCGTCCTCGTCGGTAGTGGCGCTATCAAGCCTGCAAAAGACTGTAAGGAAGAGCAGAGAAGTAACAGATAGACTGATTCAGCAGCTGATTGATACTGGCTACATCCCGGAAGAAAAGAAGCCCGAACTTCTGTCTGTCTTCGACAAAGAAATGAATGAGTACACAAAACTAAAAACAAAGAAGAAAAAGCATGAAAGAAATGGAGAAAGAAGAAAAAGCCAAGGAAAGCATACAATCCTTTTTCCTTTGTAAAACGAAGAAATACGGATGCCGTTTTGTAGAAAAATGTATGTATTGCGATGGGAATAGTGGAGCATCTGAATGTGATGAAAACTGCAGTGCTGATGAATATTTTGCGGGGTTCTGTTCTGGATGGGATGCCTTTGACGCATTGATGGGCGGCCTTCTGACAAACGTAAAAGAACGGCAACCTGACCCGAACGAGGAAGTTATCTGTCGCATGATGTCAAACGGAGCATTCGTAAGCGGATACATCTACCAGGAAGACGGGAAATACAAAGTGGCCACTTCTCCCGATTTTCATTTTGAGGACTACGGAGATTATGAATGTGACTACTGGTTCCCAAAACCTAAACTAAATGAAACAAACGATTAATAAATGATATGGAAAAAGATATTATTGAAAGATGGGAAAAAGGGAAGAAAAACCTAAGAAACTGGCTAAAGTCCCACGAACAGAAAGAATATGGTAGTTATGAAGATTTAGTGATTGCACTTATAGAAAATGCTCTTAACTACGATGTGAAATCAGTCGATAGGATTTCTACAGATATAGATATTTCAGACCATGGAGATTATCAAGGAACTCAGATATTCTTGATTCATAGAGAATGTTATCAACCTAGTTGTGGGGACTATTGGATATTTGATAATTATTATGGCTCATGCAGCGGGTGTGATACGCTTTTAAGTATAAGTCAATATGATTGGGGACTTCCGACAGGCGAAAAGGTAGAAGAATATATGACCCTTTGCCTACATCTAGTACAGAGAATGAAGTCTCTTGGAAATGTGCTAAATGAATAAATAAAATAAACCATGGATAAGGAAGAATATATACACCAATACGCCACGCAGCTGTTTAACGACCGTAATAAGGACTCAGGCAGCAATGAAAACGTACATTTCTACATCGGCGATATAACCGAAGCAATGTGGCAAGCGTGGGATGCGTCGGTTTTTTCACAATGGAAAAGCGTACAAGCTTCACTCCCTCCGAAAGGACAATGCGTGAACGTCATGCTCGAAGACGGAAGATACACCAATTCCTTCATTATGTCAGACGGCACATGGGCCTACAATGTAAGGCCAATCGCATGGAGCGAAATAAAACGGCCGATATTATACCATAAACCAATGATTGAACTTAAATACCCAGGTATGAAAACGAAAAACATTATCTACACCGGTCCGATATTCGATTATTATAACGGGGAGTTACATCGTATATTTTGCAACTTCGATATTCAGCAGATGAAAAGCAGGGTGGCCGGGAAAGACGATTCCTGCAACAGGCAGATGATAATTATCAACCTTGAGACCAAAACGGCATGGATAGAGTATGTCGACGAAGAATGTTCCCAGTACGATAGTTTTTATAACAAATTCACCTGCGACATTCAGGAAGTGGAAAGGCTGATCGAAGAAAGTCAGGAAAGTAAAGAATAATCTAAAATCAGGAACTATGTATATCGACGATAAAAAAGCAGTCGTATTCGTTCCGAAAGACGAGTACGAAAAGATGAAAGAGCTGGCCAACGCCAACGCAGAAGAAATAGAGAAACGTGCCCTCGAAATGTGGGAAACAAAAGCAATTCCATGGCTTAAAGTCTCCATGGAGATACGAAGTAGTGGTGGACGTGATATTCTGGATTCAGAAGAGTTTGAGTTCAGGACAGATTCATACCTGCTAAACCCTTCAGGTAAGTTCACTATCAAAGAAGAAGCCAGACAAAGATTTGATAAGATGCTTACTGGATGGGCACGTCACATGATGGAGCTTCAGTTTGGTGAGCACATGTCAAAAATCAATTATATCAATGAACGATGCCACAAGGCAGATATATTGTGGAAGAGAATGCTAACCCCGGCCATTTGTGCAGGGATTGTCGCCTTCATTATGTTTGTCTGCTTAATATGGGTTTTACTTAACATACAATAATTATGACACCGGAAGAATACATAAAATCAAAAAGACGTGAAGATTATCCTGGAGGACAATTTTGTTACATTGTATCGGAAGAAACTGCCTTAAAAGCTGTAGAAATGGCAAGGAAGGAAAATGAAAATTCAACAAAATTAAACTCGGGGATATTTGGACAGCAAGGTTGGATATGTCCAAAGTGCGGAAGGGTTTATTCTCCGTTCACATCAATGTGCAGTTATTGTTCAAATGGTAACAATTTTAATATAACTTGTCTTGGAAAATAAAATTAGAATCCACGAAAGCCGGAAGTCAAAGCTAAAATGGAAGGATATTCCTAAATTTAAGGACAGTTACCGTTGGCCTGTAGTTCAGGTAAAGGAGCATGAAGGTAGCCTTCACTTTAAGTTTTCCGGTGGTTCCAAATACTCTCCAAATACTTACTTTACCATTAAAGATTACCGGAAATATACGGCTTTGGAGATATTCAATATCCTCGTCAATATAGGTTTCTATACACGGCACAGTCGCGATGCAGTATTGAAATTCTACCACGATAGAGGATTAGATTTAGGATTTGCAAGAAACTTTTTAAAACCATTAAAAGCATAGCGCCATGTCAACAGAACGAAATATGAAAAATGAAAACTTTGTCACTTTTGAAGTAGCAAAGCTTCTTCAGGACAAAGGATATAGAGAAGACTGTCATGCCAGTTACATAACGGATGAAACAGGACGGTCGGTGCTAAGCGTATTAACGTTCCACGTGAGGAAGTTCCGTCATCTGTTAAGATATACAAGATACCAGGGTGAATACCTGGCTCCCACGCTATACGCCGCGCAAAAATGGGTCCGCACAAAAGGAAAGATCCACATCGTTGTCGACCTCAACAAACACGGCTGGTACTACCGCCTGTACGACATGGAGGATCTGTCTCTCATATCGCAGATGGATGGATATACCGATACATTCGAGAAAGCTTTGAACGATGGGATAAAAGTGTCATTAACCTACCTATAAGAATCAGCTTATGTTTACACAACCTTGTTTTATAAGGAATGCGAGAAAAAAATTGGCATTCAATGTGGCAGCATTAGGATATGTCACAATGTATATGGTTTTCCGGAACAATATAGAAGGGAATCACCTCGTTTTAGAAGGAGATACCTGGCATTTTACAGACTCGGACAATCATCCGCACTGTATTGACTGCGGTACCAACGAGGACCTGTTCCTGGCAATAGCAGCTTTACGTGACAATACGGATAGAGGACAATGGTTCGTGAAAAATGATGAAAATGTTTGGCTGCAATGTGTGGATAATAAGTTTGTATTTTATACCTGGATAAATGAATCCGGATCTTACGAGGAAAAAGACATTTCAAACTTATACCACAAAGCCACCGTCCAGGAACTTATTGAACATTTTAATATAAAAGACAGATAGATTTGCTTACATTGAAGATTTAACGCCTGAAATAGAGGACTTATTATGAAATGGGAAACAAAAGGACAATTAGCTAAAGCCTTAAATAACGGCAACAATAAAAAAGTCTGCGATATTATTCTGAGCAATGAAATGGATATGCAGGCGTGGGACATGTTTGTTTTCGGCATGGATCTAAATAAAAGTGATGATTACATGAGTTTGTATGATAAACTTTTTTCCGTAAAAGACGAGTATATAAAGCAAGCAGGGATAGTAGCAACACTTAGATTTCGATATTTACTTTCAAAATTAGGAATAATAGATTGAATTATGGCAAAGAAAGAATTTGAAATAGGAGAAGTTTTTCAATGTGGACTTGTAAAGCTTAAAGTAGTAAAACAAGAAAAGATTGGAACTTGTACAGGATGCGCTTTGAATGGGTTGGAATATTGTACAGCTGTACAAGAATTTATTGGCAGTTGTTACCATGCTGACAGAGAAGATAAAACGGAGATAGTGTTTGAAAAAGTGGAGGAAAAGCCATGATATTCATACCAGAAGATTTCAAATTCAACCACATTAAAAAGACCAACATCGTGGCAAAACGACTACTGGAAGGAGCCATAAGAGAGATAAAGAAATGTCCCAAAGAATATAGGGAGATGTTACTCAGTCAGTGCGCACCATGGCGCCCGGATGACTATAATATAGAATACAAGGAAATGTCAGCTGGATTCAAGATATTCAAAAGATACCTGAATATAAAAGGATTCCATGATGTAAAATACGCCGAGCATATAGAACATCCGGAATGGACCGTATTCTTTTATCTCCGGTTTGAAATAGGCAAATACCTAATAGAATCATGCCAAATGCTAACGTCGAAAAGATAAAGGCCAGTCTGCTGAAAGAAATCAAAGGAGTGTTCTGTGAAGGATATTGTCTTTACTACAAAGACGATTACTACTGCGGAGCCTGCCCGTTGAACGACACAAGCAACTGGCTCAACCGGAAGGAACCGATTTCGAGGGAAGAAAAGCTCCGCACCGTGAATTTCTGCGACGACTGCATCCATTTCCGCCCGCTGAAAGAAGGGGAGAAGCAAAAACCAAACAGTCAGCTTTGCGAATTTGTCCGTCCTCTCAGGTTCAGGGTAGGGAATGGATACAATGGGGAAGATACAGGTTTCTTCCTGCCCGGGTGCAAGGACTACAAAAAGGAAGAGCGTGAATGCCGCACGTGCCTTCATTTTCTTCCATTGGAGGATTCAGATGCGGGTGAATGCAGGCTCTATTCTGACACGGCGTACAGCCATTATTTATGCAATGATTGGAAATCTAAAGACTAAAGATTATGGAAGGAGAAACAGAATTAGTAACTATACCGCTTTCAAAGTACAATCAGATGTTACAAGAGTTGGCAAACCTGAAAATATTTAGAGAGCAGGAAAAAGAAGAAATTAAGAAGGATGCTGAAAAGCCTTATGAAAATCTTATAGGTCCTAATAAAGATTATGTAGGTTATCTAGCAAGGGAATTTGGGAATATATCATCAATGGTAGAATATTATCAGGGTAGAATATGCGCTCTTGAGCATAACTTGGAGGAGTCAAAAAATGAAGTGAGAAATCTCAATAACAAGTTAAAGTTTTCTATTGAGAGAGAAAACAGTTTACTTAATAAATATAACTTAATTATAAATGAACGAAGTACGAAATGGTATCAGATAATTAAACGTATAAAGATAAGAAAAGAGATGAAGAAACTTCAAAAGGAAAAATAGCCTATGGAAGAAGATAAAAAACAAATAATCATTCCTCTGTCAGAATATAGAAGGATGGAAAAGAAGATTTCTGACCTTACAAGAATGAATAAACGTAGGGAGGAAACTTCCCTAAATGGGAAAGAATGTAGGTGGGAGAAAATATATAATAAACACATCGGTAACAATGAATATGTAAATGTACCTCACATCCTGAACTTTCACAATTCATTAACCGACTACATTGCTTATTTAGAAGTAAGGTTAAAAGTAGAAGAGCAAGAGAACAGCGATTTAAAGGTAAATGAAGGAGTGCTTAAAGACGTTTACCTTCAGATAAAGAAGCAAAAACGTGATTTACACTGGTGGCAGCTCTACCAAAGGATGAAAATCAACCGTATGTTGGAACTAATAGAAAAAAGAGTAAAATGGACGCAATACGATTTTTAAAGGGACGCATGAAAGTATGGTGCAGAAGCCGGGTAAGATGGGAGAGAGAAAATCTTTACCTTCTCCCCAGTGGAGATTTCACGGATGACCAAGGCCGGCTGCACAGGCGCGAAAACCATACAGCCTATGTTACCCTGGAGGATGCGATTTCGGCCATCCGGATGGTGGAAGAAAAGTTCCTTTCCGATAAAGAAACAGAACTTCAACGGCTGAAATCAGAGGACTACACTTTCATAAAAAGACAAGAAATAGCTGCTCTTGCACGCAAATTATTCCTGTTTGGGTATGTCGGAAATCCTATAAATGTTTCATTCGACGAGATAGATGGTATGAACAATGATACTAAAATTCTCTGCGACTACAAATTAGGGAATATTACTTTGGAAGAAGCAATCAAAAGACTGAACGATTATAAAAACGAATAGCCTATGCCAACCACAATCAAGCGAATAGTGAGCGTACTTTACCGGGCACGCACCAATAAATACGAGGTGCAGGCTGTGGCCGAAAAGAATGGCCGGCCATGTATTATCACTCTGTATTATAGAAATGAAAAAGAAGCAAGAAAACTAAAGAAAGGAGACGTAATAGATGAAAACAATTGAAGCGATAAACCTGAACAAACTGAGAGATGAAGCCTACCAGAACGCCGTAGAACACGGCTGGCACGACGAGGATTTAAGTACCGAGCATTTCCTTTGTCTGGTCATTAGCGAGCTGATGGAAGCTGTGCAGGCCGAAAGAAAAGGGAAACACGCAGATCGGATTCAATTTGAAAATTACATGAGTTTGCGAGAGAGATCCGACGAAGAGTTTAAATATGCTTTTACGCACGGCATAAAAGACAGTGTGGAAGATGAACTGGCCGATGTCTGCATCCGTATATTTGACCTGGCAGGATTAAGAGGAGTAGATTTTTCAAAAGTGTCACTTCCGTATGCGATAAATGAAAAGCATATAAAAGAATTAAGTAAAATAACCTTTACCGAACTTTGCTATGATGTGATAGTTTTGACTGGAAGATACAGTTCGTCTAATTTCCCGATAGGCGTACTATTAGCAGATATTTTAAATGATATATATTGCATTTCCAAAACCAAAGGATTCGATCTCCTCTGGCACATCGAACAAAAAATGAAGTATAACCGCACCCGTCCACGCATGCACGGGAACAACAAATTTTAATTATGAATACCGCAGACTTAATCATCAGCATCGTTTTTGTTTGCATTAACTCCACCGCGCTATTCCTGATTTACCGGTCCATATCGCGATGGATGACCCGAAACGAGAAGAAAATAGACAACCTGGAGCACGCCGTTCTCAAAATTGACGACTACATAAAATACAGCTCTCACACCATTGACGCGGTTTGCATCGACGCACAGAACAGGCTAATCGAACAGTTTGTGAAAGATGATGATTATGAGCGGGCTTCCATCGTCAAGAAAAACCGGCAGTTGGTAGAAGCTGCTGTACTCGAAGAAATGAAACGCCGCATGAAAGAAATGGAAGCAGAACTTTTCAAAGGCTCAATAAACAAAGAGCATAACCAGAAGAAAGGAGACACGAAAGAAGGATGATTTTTAGTCCTTCATAAACGAGGGTTGCAAAATTAGATTTATCGACGGGTGGAATCGCACGAAGCGCTTCTATCCGTCGAATTTTTAAATACAAATACAACTATGGGAGGTTTGAACTATAAGGTCATAAAGAAGACCTTTGGATTTGACAAGGATGGCACAGAAAAGTATGTGGCCGAAGCGGTCCGTGGTGGAACCGTAAGTTTTGAAAAAGTAATCGAACAGATTTCCCTCCGTTCCGGAATCAGCAAGGCAACCTGCCGCGCCGTGGTAGAGACCATGGTGGAATCGGCTTGTACCTGGATGCTCGAAGGTCATGGTGTAAGCCTGGGAAATATGGGATACCTGAAGCCAGCCATTACCTGTAAGAGCTCCGAGGTAAGCGGAGAAGAAAAGATTATCCGTAAAAGAGTGCTGTTCCAGCCGAGCAAGGATTTCAAGGCACAGATAGACAAGATGTCGCTCAACAGGATGTATGAAGAAGGAAACAGCACAACGGGAACAACCGAGCCGGGTGAGGAAGGAGAGGACCAGGGAGGAGGAGGTTTCAATTAATCACTTTCTGATTCATTTTTAAGGAGGCGTAGAAGTGTACGTAATCGCACTTTTACGCCTTTTTTCTGTCAACAAAAGCCGTATTTCGTCACATAAATCCCAAACTGTCGTAGTATCGCCACTGCGGCCGCGCTTAATAGATACTTTTGTCGCGTAGTTACGCCATTTGAGTGGCGTAGGCACGAGACTTTCGGGAAAATCGTTCCGGCACAAAGAGAAATCGCTTAGAAAATCAATTCAGTATCAAATATTACAAGTTTTACACACCCGTTGCAAAACATTTTGCAATTTGATAATCAGTTAGTTAAGTATAATTTGTAAGCAATTTTGCAAAGCTTGCGAAGCATTGGCGAAATTTTTGCAATGAATAACTATCTGATAATCAATTAAAAGTATTGTACTTTTTGATATTTTGCCGATTTTTCACGAAAAACGAGTTTACAAAATCTTTAAAATAAAAATTTTTCGTAGGGTAGAGAAGGGTGTACATCAGTCGAATCATTTCTTCCTGTGAGCGTCCGAATGGGGAAGGAATCCGAAGGGAAACCTGAAAGAACGAAAGGAGGGAAAGGTCGGCCTGCGGAACGCGGGACGACAAAGCACGCCTTTCCCCTTTCGTTCTACTTCCTTTATATCCAACTTCATCGTGCAACAGAGAGAGCTACGCAATAGACATAAGAGAAAAAGCCGGACAGCCTGAAATCTGTTCTTTACCGAAAAATACGTTTTCTTCACTTCAAAATTAATGAACAATCGGCAATAACTCTTTATTTATTATTTATTATACACTATAAATGATTGATAATTAAATAAATAAGTATTGAGAAGTATTTTGCAAGAAAATTGCACAGCTTTGCAAAATCGTGAAAAACACGCAAAATAAGGCCCCAGTCGCTTAACCTTTTTTTGTTGAATGAAATTCCGATTGGTGTTGAATCGTCCGTAACTTGCTGTTGATTAATTGATTTACGTATATTTATGAAAAGCCACAGCACAAAAAAGAATGTATCTGCACCTCCGGTAATGTATGTCAAGCTTAGCATATACCTCCGCAAATACATGGAAAGCAGATATGGTAAAGATGTATTGATTATTCCATTTATGAGCCCTATTTACACGTGTATGGAGCAGTATTTGGTGAATAATTACAGTATGGTAAGGATAAGTCCAAGATCATGCTCACAACGTATGTTCAACTATAACGGCACATCGGATTTATTTGAAAGAAGTGGTATTTGTGTAATGGACACCGCTGAAAAACAGGAATATATTGCCGTACAGATACCCGAAAGAGTGTTTAAGGGTGGATTGATTGTGAAGACTTCAGATAACTGGCAGCTAAGCAATACCGGGTTTGTAGAGTTCAACAAACTGGTGAAGCGTGAGTTCTGGATGGAATGTATGAAGTTTGTAGACGAATGTTTCACTTCTGCACGAATCCAGGGATTGCGTACCACACGAGAAAATGCTATATCCGATTTTATGGTGTCCATGGATATACCGATGCAGTACTATGAGAACATGATCAGGTATTACAATCGGATGATAAACCGTATTCATTCCGACATTGAAAAAAAGAGAGAATGGCTTGAAAGCTTAAATGATACCGCACTCACCTATACATAAACAGAAATTAATACATGAATAACCCGAAATAATAGTTAAAAAACAAGGGATTTTGTCCTCCTGTTTGTCCTCCGCTATTTTTAAACAAAAAACAACACATAAATCATGAATTGCAGCGAGAATTATTACGAGTTGATAGGCAGCATTGAAGCTTATCCGGACGACGCGGTTACGTTTTCCCGCCCGTTCAATATTGAGAAGAAAAGTGACAAACCTGATTTTTCTGTGTCGGGCGACCGTAAGATTTCCATTCAGATGAAACCGAAATCAGGGAGCCTGAAGGAGAGCGCGGAAACCAGCGTGGCCGGCGATTCTTACGAAGTGACGGTGAGTTGGGAGGTAGAGAGGGTGACGCAGGAAACCTATTTACAGCTTGAAACGCTGAAAAACAGCACTAACCATTTGATTGTAAGAACATTTGGCGACGGTGAAATGTTTGTGCGTGCCGTGAGCGACGGTTATGAATTTCAGTATGAGGAAGGCGACGGCGTGATTTCGTGCACACTCACCATCCGCAACGTGACCGGCGCACAGCGTGTGGTCTGACAGCTACACCTTATTATATATATTGTTTTTTTCTTTCCGTTGGAATGCCGTTCCTGCATACGTGTGTGGGGCGGCATTTTTTCTTTGGGCCTTTCTTTTTGTGCGCGTTTTTCTTTCGTCCTGCAGGTAAATCTTCATTATCTTCTTTGTGGCATTCTTCAATTTCTTTGCGTCCGCCGCAAATTTCTTTTTTTCGCACAAACTCCGTGTGTTTTACAACATGCTCATTCTTAGCAGGTTTTTATTTGCAGAGAAAATCCGTTTGAGCATCCGCATATTTCTGTAATTCACGCATTTAGTCATTTTTTGTGTCCTTCATTACCGCATTTCGCGTGCGTAATTTCGTGATGTAATCAATTAATTATCAAACGAAAATGGCAACAAGAGCATTTCACGAAATCATGTCTACGCGATTCTGGGACTTTTACCCGGAGTCTCTGCATGCTTACCGGAGAACGATTCTTGACAACATTGCCTCACACCGTCCTTACGAGAAGCCGGACGAGCGGACCGACCGACCTTACTTCCTTTCTTCGCGCGACGGGTTTACGGAGAAAACCTACGTGGGTAATTACGACCGCATAACCTACTGGTACGATTTGGAAGAAGACGACCGCATCATTTCGGTTATCGACGTACAGGGCCCCATTCTTCGTAATGGCGACCTGTGTTCCTACGGAAGCAAGGAACACAAGGACATCATCATGCGTGCTTCTGACGATGCGCATACCATCGGATTTATTATCGAGATGGACAGCCCGGGCGGTAGCAGCATGGCGAAATACGATTATGAGATGGCCCTCAACTACGCCCGCTCAAAAGGAAAGAAGATTGTGGGTCACATCGACGGGATGGCCTGCAGTGCCGGTTATGCGCTGATGACCCTGTGCGACGAAGTGTATTTCACCAATCCGCACGACACTGTGGGATGTATCGGTACCATGTGCGCGATGCTCACTAACAAGGACGGCGATGTGAACACCGTGACGCAGGAACGGTACGCCGAGATTTACGCCGACGGATCTCCTTATAAGAACAAGGAATACCGCGACGCGGCCGAGGGAAACTACGACGGCATCAAGGAAGAGCTGAACCGGCTTTGTGCCGACTTTCAGCAGATGGTACGCGAGCGCCGTCCCAGAGTGACGGACGACCAGCTGACCGGAAAAACTTTTGATGCGGGCGATGTGGTGGGTACCATGGTCGACGGTCAGGGCGACTTCAAGTTCTGCGTGAACCGCGTGCAGAAGCTGGCCGGAGTGAGTCAGAGTCAGAAAGGAAATTCGTCCGGAGCCTCACGCGAAGACAGCAAATCGGCAGGAATCAAGGAAGAAAAGCAGCCGGGAACACATGAACAGGCTTCTGTGGAGCAGCCGGCATCAGATAAAACAGAATCACAAACTCAAAAACAAGCAACTATGGCAAAAAGCTATCCATTTATTCAGTCGGCTGCAAAGGTAAACTCCCTGGTAGTCGAAGAAAACGGCGGTTTCTACATGGTGGAAACCATGGCGGACAATGTAGAAGAGTTCGTCATGAAGGCTAAACAGACGGAATCTACGCTGGCTGCAAAACTCACGGAAGTAGAACAGCTTAACGCAACCATCGAACAGATGAAGAAAGACCATGCGGAAGCACTGGCCAACCTGAAAGCGGAACACGAAAAAGAGGTTTCTTCATTGAAGGACGCTCATAAGAAGGAATCGGAAGACCTGACAGCGAAGCTGAATGAAGCTCAGAAGAGCATCGAACAGAAGGATGCGGAAATCAAGGAGCTGAGCGAAACGGCACAGCTGGAACCTACTCCGCAGGACCCGCCGAAAGACAACAACGGAGGTCAGGAAAGCGGACAGTTCCATGTGCAGAGCGTATGCGGTGAAAACATGAGCTGGGCCGAAAAAGCAGAAGCCCGCCGCAAACGTGATGCTGAAATCAGCAAAGCACGATAAGAGATAAGAACACGACACAAAAACTAAACCAGACACAAACAATATGGCTACAAAGTTATACGCACTCAGTGAAGAGAATGTATCGCATGTAAAAGACATTCTTGCTCCAGACATCATCGAAAGCCCGGTTCTCGATAACATGGCAGTGTTCAACAAACTTCGTATCAAGGTTATCGAAGATATTGAATACGCACAGACTCAAATCATTTTCCGTCGTAAGGGTGGTGAAGCACGCCGTTACAAGGAAGGTTCTACGCTGAAGTCAACCCTTGGTTTCATGGACGAAAGCAAACTGGTGATGAACCAGATTTGGTCACGTTACTACGAAAATCTTCAGAACTTCCGCGAAAAACAGCCGTTCAGCATCCAGGGTTCAAACGGAACCTACAATGCACCGGTTACAGAATTTATCCTTCGTCAGATTGGCAAGCAGTTTGCCGGCGATAACCTGAGCAACCTTTTCTTCGGTAACATTGAATTGGGAGAAGACGACCCGCTCAGTCTGTACAACGGTTACTGGACTATCATTAACAACCTTATTAATCAGGGTAAGATTTCTTCCAAGGAAGGAAACCTTGTGGCTTGCGACCCGATTAACGAAGGTCCTGAAACTCAGGATGGAGAATACTTCGACGCATTTGTAGAATGGGTGGAAGGATGGCATCCGCTGTTGCGTAACGCTCAGGAAGTAATCGTTTACATGTCGCCGAAGCAGAAGCGACTCATTACCCACAGCTACATGCGTAAGTTTACCGGATTGCAGACTACAAGTGCAGGCGGTGAAGGATTCTCATTCGTGGGAATGGAAAACATCAAGATTGTAACCGACGGTATTATTGGTAAGGGTAATCGTATGATTGCAACTCTCCCTGAAAACCTGCAGTTCGGTCTTGACCGTGCAAGCGACTGGAACTCGGTGATGATGAGTCACGACCCGAACGACTTGAACGTGCTGATTTTCCAGGTACAGTCTACCGTAGGCGCACGTATTCTGGACATCGCACCATCCAAGTTCTGTGTGAGCGACGGTACTATCGAACAGATTGAACAGCTGAACGGTGACTACCAGAAGAATACCCTGACCGTTACTTCCAACAACGAAGAATGGGGTAAGGTAACGCTGTCTCCGCAAAAGGATGTATATACGAAGGACGAAACCGTGAAACTGACTCCTGCTGCTGAATCTGGATACAAGTTCAAGGCATGGAGCGACGGTGCAACAATCTCTCCGCGTGACATTGTTTACAACGGATACCCGACCTACCTTCAGGCCATCTTCGAACCGGAAGGCGAATAATAACCCGCCCGCTGAGATAAAACAGGCTGCCAAGTTTGGCAGCCTTCACAACACAAACACAAACTTTTAAAACCAGACAATTATGGCAGAATTATCATGCGACTTAATGGATATTGGTCAGGCTGCTGCCGGTTGCGAAGAACAGTTTGCCGGTATCGGTAATCAGATATATGTAGCCTATCCGGAAGATTTGAAAGCACCTCCCACATACGATGAGAGAAAAGCGGCTTTTGCTTCAGGAGCATTTACTTTCAAGGCCAGTAAAGGAGCCTGGAAGTTCCGTATTAAGAAACAGAGCGGACAGATTTCTTCAACTGGTAACGAAGGGGCAAAAGGATACAACGTACAGCTGATGTTTACCATAGACAAGGACGTGGAAAACGCAGCTCATGTGCTCCGCATCCTGAAAAACCGTGGTGACGCTATTTTCTTTGCAGAAAACCCGTCAGGAGGTTATTACGTAGTGTACGACCCTACTTTCGGTACGGAAGTTAACAACAACTACGACAGTGGTACTACTCCGGATTCTGATAGCGGTCATGCAGTAACTGTTACCAGCAACCCGAACAGATACTCCCTGACTACCTGGGACGGAACTCTGACTATCAAATCGGGACTGGGATAACGATTATACAAACTTCAAAATAAGACAATTATGGCAGAATTATCATGTGACTTAATGGATATTGGTCAGGCTGCTGCCGGTTGCGATGAACAGTTTGCCGGTATCGGTAATCAGATTTATGTCGCTTATCCGGAAGACCTTACGGCAAAGCCTGTATATGAAGCATCTAAAGCTGCATTTACTGAAGCTTCTTTTGCTTTTTCTCCTGGTAAGGGAGCGTGGAAGTTCCGTATCAAGAAACAGAGCGGTCAGATTTCTTCAACTGGTAACGAAGGTGCAAAGGGCTATAACGTACAGCTGATGTTTACCATCGACAAGGACGTGGAAAACGCAGCCCATGTGCTCCGTATCCTGAAGAACCGTGGTGACGCTATTTTCTTTGCGGAAAACCCTGCAGGAGGTTATTACGTAGTGTACGATCCTACTTTTGGTACGGAAGTGAACAACAACTACGATAGCGGTACCACTCCGGATTCTGACAGCGGTCATGCGGTAACAGTGACCAGCAACCCGAACCGCTACTCCCTGACTACCTGGTCGGGTACATTGACGCTGAAATCAGAGGCAAGTTCAGAAGATGGAGGATAACCGTTTGATTTGCATATTCTAACAAACGAAAAAGTGGATGAAAGTCCGGCACTTGCTAATCGGTGCCGGACTTTTTTATGTCCTTCAACGACATATAGGTTTTCCCTACTTTTGGGGTAAAGTAATTGAAAAACAAAGGTTATGATTACAGAAAAAGAATACTTAAAAGACTACAGAACCATGAACGAGGAAGAAAAGAAAGATTATCTGGACCGGGTGAAACGATGGACGGACGAAACTTTTCCGGAACTGCTGGCGCTGGCCGAATGCTGGATGAAGGTGCCTGTGAAGGATTTCGACGAAGGATGCCGTCTGGTGTCGGCCATTGTGCGGGCAAAGGATTTCCTTCGCGACGTACAGCGCTATGAAGCCCGCCGTGCACTCAACAAGATGAACCTGTTCCTGCAGGAAGTACGGAAGAAATCCGGACTGGCCAAGAAAGCCACTCGCGGTCCGGTTGGAACCGTTCGTTACAAAGCGATTGTTCCGGATGATGGTGCGCCCGATGAAGAAGGAAACATGACCGCACGCCAGTACGAAGAGCAGGAAGTGGACGGTCGCAGACCAAAAGAATTTGCCCTCTATAAAGACAAGCTGCCGAAATCTCTCCGCGACAAGGGAGAAAAAGAACTTTCCGCTATGTACCTGGAACTGGCAGAGTATCGAGGCACGCTGGAGGTAATGGCCGAAAACCCCAACGTAAGCGACGAAGCACGTGCCGACATGGCACAGAAAGCCATCGCATCGGAGCAGAAAATCCGGGCATTCTGGACCAATGTGGATGCAGCCCTTAACGGTACCTACACCGAGCCGGAAACTTACACAGCTGACAGCATGAAACGCCCTGGAGACTTTACCCGTGCCGAGATAGAGGCCATGAAGGATGTACGCCAGCAGGAAGTATGCCGAAAGGCCCGCGTGGAGGGAAACAAGAAATACATTAACCGCAGCGACGTGAAGATTACCGAGGAATACAAGGAACAGCTTCGCCTTCGTATAGAGGAGCTGATGGAGTGGGGAGAAAACCTGCCTAAGAAAACGGCAGAAGTAGCTACTGCAGCAGGCATCTCCATCCCCGGTGTAAACGCTCCGGCTGCATCCGTACAGACAGAAGCAAAGCCAGCTTCCACCGATAAAGCGGAACCGAAAGAAACGGAAGTAAAGGCAGAAAAGAAAGCCGAAAAGGCCGAAAATAGTACCGTAAATGAGGAAAAACGTGCCGAATCCACGGAAAACCGCCAAAAATCGGCAGAAGAACCGAAAAAAGCTACAGAAACTCCGCGCAAGAAAGTAGACCCTACTGAGAGTGTGACCGAAGGACAGATGAAAGGAGGTGCGTTATGAGAATAATTGAACCCTGCTGCTACCACAAGCAGCTGGAAGGCATGATTGACGAGTGCAGCAAAAAGCACACGGCTGCCAACTTCTTCAGTTTTTCTGACTGGGATATGTGCGACCTGCTGGGCACGCTGTCCGGCTACTGTTCCGGAGGTGAAATGGGCATTGTCATGGTGCGGCTCGATGTAAAGCTCATTCAAACCATCCGTCGCATTCTTTCGCGTGTGAAGCCCGATCCTACAAATCCGTCGGACCATATTGCTGATGTCAGCAAAATGATACTCATTTCGCAGCCTGCATCCACAGGAGCCACCTTCAACCAGCGACAGGAGATTCGCACGCAGTTGGGCGAGTTTATACAGTCGGGCCGGCTGGTGGTTTGTGAGGACAATGTGGGTTTCCGCTGCGTCACGGTGAAAAGCAAATCGCACAGCCTGGTTATCCAGGGAAGCCTGAACACCCAGCGCAGTAACGCCATGCAGATGTTCACACTTACCACTTCGCCGGAAGAGTATGAGAATGTGGCGGAGATGTTTCGGATGAAGGAGCATACGAAAAGCATTATGAAATAGCACTTCGTTTGGTCATGAAAATTGTTTCGTGACCAAACGAGAATAAGATACGACAAACACAAACTATGGCAAGCGAAATAGCACAACGATTCTACGACCTGCTGCGGAAGCACTTTGAAACGGGTGTGCCGTGGCAGAACATGGCCTTTACCGACGAGCAGAAAAAGCGGGTGGAAGTCTGCCTGGATGCGTACAAGCGCTTTGAGGAGGACCCGTTCATGAATCTGCGTCAGTACATCATCAACCGGTGGAAACGCACGTACAGCCAGTTGGGAGGCGACCTGAAGGTGATAGACTTCATTTCGTCGTTCTACGCCAAGGGACAGCGAAACATTTCCTCGATGAAGGTGCGCCACGCCGCCGACCTGATGATGCGAAACGGAGCCGATACGGGCGACATGAAAGCGGTGTACAACGGAGCAAGCCTGCTCACCAAGATTGACCGCCTGGATCAGCCGGAAACACCCGAGGAACTGGGCGACGAACTGATACGTATGCCGGTAGTCATTACATCGGATGTGAAGAAGAAATTCCCGAACAAAACCGGGCACGACAGCGATGAAATGCGCCGCCTGAGAAAGAAATACGGCGTGAAGCTCGACCAGTGGCAGGAGATGGTGGAAGACGACGACGGCGTATATGTAAACGAGGGACAAAACGCTCCGGACGAGGAATACGATGAAGTAAACCGGGACGGTTTTACACAACCGGAAGAGGAGGAATAAACCATGGCACGGAGAAACGAATATGAATCTGCCCGCGAGGAATCACTCCGACGGGCACAGCGTCACGCCTCGGCATTGTCGGGCATGCAGGAAGCGGAGGAGCAGGAAACTGCGGCCAACTACATCTACATGAATCCGGCCCAACGTGCGGTGTACAACTACCGATGCCGGAATACCACCGTAGAAGCAGGCCGTGGTACAGGTAAGACCGACGGACTGATTACGCCCGAAATGGCCGGTTGCATCCAGTCCATGCCGCGCGGAACCGGACTTTTCTTAGGTAACAGTATCAAGCAGCTTTTCACAAAGACCGTACCTAAAACGCTTTACTCGCTGGAGCGAATGACCGGACTGAAAGAGGGAGTCCATTTCTTTCGTGGACACGCTCCGGCCAAATGCAATTTCAAGGAACCCATCGTAAAGCCGAAGGTGTGGGAAAACTGCATCCACTTCTGGAACGGATTCGTGTACTACATGATTTCTACCGGAGTGAAGGCTGCTGCCAACGGTATGGACTCGTGCTCCATTATCGGCGACGAGTGTCGTTTTATGCCGGAGGGACTGATTAAGGCCGAAATTCTTCCTACGCTTCGTGGTATCAACACCAATCATCCCGGATTTGATGAAAACCTGAATCCGTATTACAAGAGTATATTCTTTGTAAGCGATGCACCGCTTACAAAGCGTCAGGCATGGCTCCGGAAGCGCCGTGAAGAGCAGACACCGGAAATAAACCGGAAGATTGCGGAGATGATACGTGAGGCACAGATCTGCCCGGAAATCGTGCAGTCCCCCAAATACCAGCGTGAACTTAATAAGCTGCGCTGCCAGGCCAGCATCTACTTCTCCTTTTCCAGCATAGAAAACATCGACATTCTGGGCGAACAGTTCATCCGCACCATGCAGAAGGAACTTACCCCCACCATGTTCGACATCTCTATCCGTAACGTCGAGAAAGAAGAAATCAACGACGGCTATTATGCCAACTTCGACCCCGACGTGCACTGTTACCTCAGTAACGACGAAGAGCAGCTGGAAGCCGCACAGAAATATAAGAAACGCACCATTACGCAGATATACAACGGCGGGCGTACCCTGCGTGTGGAGTCGGAAAGCATCGACCTGAACGAGCTTTCCAAGGCACAGGACTGCTGCCTGGACACCGACATAAAGCCCGGCGAACCGCTGCGCATCGCCTTCGACTACAACGCACACATCAACTGTCTGGTGATAGGGCAGACCGACAGCCGGAGCAACACCAGCGTGCTGCGCATACTCAACAGCATGACCAACGTAAAGAACACCCGTATCGAGGGACTTTGCAAAATGTTCTGCAAGTATTACGAGCCGCACCGCCTGACCTGCCGCGACGTGATTTTCTATTACGACGACACCGCCAAGCAGGGAGCTGCCTACGCCAGCGAGCGCCATGAAGACACCCGTTTCTACAACATCGTGAAGAAAGTGCTTCGCAGTCACGGATGGAACGTCATCGAGGTAGCCATGGGGCGGCCCATGAGCCACAACAAGAAGTATGAGTTCCTGAACGGCTGTTTTGCCGGCACGCAGCGCCCGTTCCTTCGCATCAATAAGGAGAACAACGAGTATCTGATTGCCTCCATGGAGAACGCACGTGTGAAGGAAGGACGTAACGGTTTTGAGAAAGACAAGAGTCAGGAGAAGAACCGCGTATCGAAGGAGGTGGACGACATCGAGGCAGAATTGAGTACACGTACCGACCTGAGCGACGCATTCGACACGCTGGTTATCGGTGTGCGTTATTACGGATCGGGCCGCATGATAGGTGTGGGTATGCCGATGTCGGCTTAATTGAAAATGAATAATGAAGAATAATAATGAGCAAGAAGAAACTGAAATATCAGGACCCGGCCCTGCAGCCGCCAAAAGCGCTGATGCAGCTGGTGGATGCCTTTACCGACACCTACAAACCGGTGGAGCGTGAGGAGTATGCCGACGAAGTGTTTACCGTGCGCCGCATCCGTGAATACTTCCAGGCATGGCCCATTCCGAAGATGCCCGACCCGCTGCCTCCGTACCTGGTGGAACTGGAACGCCGGAGATTCGCCATGCAGACGGCCTACGACGGACATCCCGCCCTGTTCTGCGTGCGCTGGCAGGTGAACGAGGAAATCTGCACTGCTGAAGAAACGCACGACAAGGAAGCCGAAGTGCGCACCGGACTGGTGAGCATGAAAGCCCTCATTGCCCGCCGCATGATGGATCGTCCGGCAGACGATGGCGACGATGAAGAAGACGAATGGGGCGAAGAAGAATAGCCCTGATAGAAACGATGACCCCCGCCCGCTTCAGGGAAAGACGGACAGGGGTGAAGTGAGAGTTTTAAAACACAATGCAAATATAAGGAAAAATAATTTATAATTGTCAATGATTTTATATTTTCCACCGAATTTTAGTTATTTTTGCGTGTAATGCAACAATTTTAATATATTACAGACATGAAAATGCGCAGACTTATCAAGGCACTTTTCAGCAGGAAGAAGAAAAATGCCGCAGCCATATACCTGTCACGGTTTGACACCATAGATAAAATGATACGTGAGAAACTGATTGGGATTGACGTGAAAGAGTGTTACGTTGCCCTCGACCTCTCCGTGCATTTGCTCTACAAGGACGACGACCGGAAGTATGCCGCATTCTTCGACACCCTCCGCGCTTTCATCAACTATCATCGCGGATATATGGACCTCCCCGTGCTTCAGCCGGAAGAGCGCATCAACTTCTGCGTGAACTTCCGCCGTGAGATACGCTTCGACCTGGAGAATGAAGAGTTTTACGACGAGCCCCGGGTGGAATACATACCGTGGCTGGTAGGATTCTGCCAGTCGGGCACCGTGGTTTACGATGTTTTCGAACAAGGTAAGAAGTGAGTTTTCAGGAATGTATGCTTTTAAGCATTGACAGATGTGCCCGGCTGCGAAGTCGGGCACATCTGTTTAAATTTGATAAATTTGCAAATGCAGCCGCTCTGCCTTTATACGCACGAAGGAAGAACACAAATAAATCAACTATTTAAAACAAAAAAGGAGGATAAAAATGAAACCTCAAACTAAAACGTACAAGCATGTGATAGACTTGTACTTTGAAAGCGTGCCACACAGCATCCGCACATTCAGCGTTCATGGCAATACATTAATTTACATTGAATACGAAGATTATCTGAGCGAACACCATGTAACGGAAGCCCTTCTACGATTATTGGGCACCAGCGTTCTTCTCAGTATCAAGCGAAACTGTTCCGAGCGGCTATTCCAGGAAATACAGCAGCGTTACGGCCTATTCATGAGCCAGCTTGAGCTCTGCGCTGTGATGTCTGAATACGAAGCCTGACGTTTACTCCCCTCCGCATGGTTTTGCGAAGGGGATTTTTTGTATTTATTTGTCAAAAATGAAAAATAAAGTTATTTTCGCCGTGAACTTTAAACTTAACAGTTATGGATACAAGAAAAATACCAGTGGAGCCTTTATCTCCACAACTCACGTATGAGCCTTCACCATCAGTACCTCAGACCGTACACTATCAGAGCCGTATAACCGGGATAAAACACTGTCTGGACGAAAAACAATATGAAGAGTTCGAAAACACGGTGTTCAGAAGAGAATCTGTCAGACTGATTCCCGAACCCGAAAACCAGTTTGACGGAAACGCCATTGCAGCCTATACAGCCGACGGAGTAAAATGCGGATACATCGCACGTGAAGAAACAGCGATGATAAAAAGCCTTATGGAAGAGCCTGATTTTAAAGCCAGTTTGTTTTACATGGATTTCATGGCCGGCAGCGCAAAGATAGAAATAACCGTCAGCACATCTGTTTCTCTTTATCTCATGAAGCTGTTCTGCCAATACACACCGTTTGAATTATGCAAGGCAAATTATCTTTATATCCGCTGGGGTGGGATACCCGACAGCACCGAAGAAGGAATATTCTCTTCCGAGGAACTGAGCATGGATTTTGACAGATTATCGCAGCTTGAACTCATGTATCAGGACCGTTTGGCGCAGGAGTGGGAATATAGGATGGGAAAGGCCACGGTGGAGAATCCCGATAGACCCAAAGCACGCATGAGCGTTCCTCTCGACCTTTCCGTTTACGGGACAAGCTGGAAAGACATAGACCTTCACGACACCTCACTCATTGATCTCATTGAAACGGAAAACAAGATGCTGGCCCTCTACATCCGGATGCGAAGAAAAGGGATAAACCTCTCTCCGGAAGAATGTAACGAACAGATGGCAGACGGCACGCTGAGCGAAACGGTGCTGAAACGGATGCACTTTGAGTATGATAATAACAGGCTATAAACAAGAAAAAAAAGAAATGAAAAACTTCTATATAATTTTATTTATATCATTAATATTTTTTTCATGTGAGAAGAAATATGATACGCTTACAGATAGCAAGGGTAATAAGATAGTACAATTAGTTAAACTAAATAATGAAAAAGAAAAAGATCTGAATGGGAATATTTTTGAAAATAAAAAAGCTTATCTTATAAACTATATAAGATGGGATAAAGAAGAATTAATGAGAATAGCAGAAAAGGTTGCAAAATATTACAATATAGAAGATTATGAAATGTACTTTATACTTCCCACTTTAAAAGATGAAGTTTTAAACTCTGAACAACCATCGGATTATCTTACAGATTGTATAGTTCCTTATGAATATAGAAAAGAATACAATAACGCAAACAAAAATATACATTCTAAGGTATTAGAGCGCGATGGATATTCAGGAAGTATTTATACGCATATACGCTATCATGATAAAGATTCATTGTTATTAATAGACATAATGGATTCTTTAGGAATATCATTTGCACAATTTTATGATAAAAAAATAGAAAATCCTAAATTAATAGATTGTTATGCAACTTACAGTCCAATTAAAAAATTTCTTTTTATAGAAAATATTCATCAAGGTGATTTTTTCAGTATAGACAGTGTCAATGTAATTAAAGCTGTAGATAAGCCTTTAGCTGTAAAATTTTTTACAAATAAATATTTAACTAAGGAGCAGATTTTACGCTTAAAAAGAAATAATAATATAGGCGATGATAAAAATATATATTTTTATCTATATAATGATTGGGATAAAGAAGATTATGCTTCAATACATTATTTTAATGGTACAAACGAATATGTGATTTACATGTTTAATGAAAAGAAGACATATACATATAATGTAAGTAAGGATGAATGGACTTTTTACAATCATAAGGAATGATATGATAAAAGTTTAGAATGAAAAAGTACGATTTTAATGTGATAATCAAATTAAAATTGTTACATTTGCCAAGAAATTAAAAGGGAGGAATGATTATTTCTCCCTTTCCGCTTGCTTTTGTGATATTTGTTGTATATTTGCAATGCTCAACATACAACATACACAAATGCAGGTCGTGAACTTGCATAAATCGTGCAGGTTATTTTTGTGACCTCACTTTTAACATATTAGGTGTTATCGTACCCCCGTGTAAACCTGTAATGGGAATACAGCATTTGTGTAATGTGTTGAGCAACGGGAAAGGCGATAACACTTTTTTATACATATATTGTTATGCTCAAAAATTACACAAATCAAATCTTCCAGTACAACGGAAGTCCTATTTCCTTTCAGAAAGGAAGTAGTGTAATGGTTAATGCAACTGAAATGGCAAAGCCTTTTGGGAAACGTCCGGCTAAATGGTTAGAACTTCCTTCAACAAAAGAGTTTTTAGCTACATTAGTCACTATCCGAAAATCGGACAGTGAATTTGTAAAAACAATTAATGGAGGTACTACCGAAAAAGGGAAAGGCACCTGGATGCACGAAGATGTAGCCCTTGAATTTGCACGCTGGCTAAGTCCTGCATTTGCCATCTGGTGCAACGACCGTATTAAAGAACTGCTGATGAACGGAACCGTCAGCACCCGAACCACACAAACCGACTACACATGCAATGAAAACACTCATGGAAGTGTAGACAATCTTTCCGGACTCCTCACAGAAATAGAAGAAGAGCTTTCCGAATCCATTTCCATGCTTCAGCACAAGAAAGACCGTATTTCTTACCTTAAATACCGGCTTGAACGTGAAGAAACCTTGTCGGCAGGAACTGCACAAAGCCAGTTTGAGCAGCGCATATCAAGGCTTGAACAGATGATACAGAATTATCTTTCAGGCGACAGCGGTTCCGTCACGCCTGTAAACAAGAATCCCGAAACTACCACACATCCGTTCTACGCAAAAAAAGACATCCCATGCTACACCGTCAGTGAAATACGCACCCGCTTCCGCGATGCCATGCTTGTGCGTCAGATGGCCCGCACCATGAGCCGTGAAAACGGGATAGTGGTACGCACGGCACGCCTTTTCGACTTCCTTCGCCGTGAAGGATGGCTGCTTTCCACACCCGAATGTTACAACGCTCCTTCCGAAGAAAGCACAAAGCGCGGACTGATACTGGCCGCACACTCCAGCGCCACCGGTTCCGGAGTGAAATACTACACACCTTACATCACACGTGAAGGTTATGAGTTCTTTTCACGCATCATCATGCAGAAAGGAGGCTACCTATGAACAAGCGCGAAGCAAGAAAAGCCATAAACGGCTATTTCGGGGAAATAAGACACAGCATTATGTTTACCGTCACACGCCATGGCGTGCTGGCCTATGTGGAATACGAGGACTTCATGCCCGAACACACCGTGCGCCGTGAGCTGGAAAGTCTGCTCGGCAGCGGTTATCTGGTCAGTGTGAAACGCGAGTGCTCGCGCTCACTTTTCAAGGAGATTGTGGACTTTCTTTCGTCCGACACGAGCGGCCAGAAAACCCTTCTTATGATGATGGGAAACTACGTTTCTGCGCACCCCCTCCACAATAGCCTGTAGGGCCTGTCAAAACAAATGCAGCAAACCACTTGAGAGGTTTGCTGCATATCGCTCGAGAGGTTTGCCGCAAACCACTTTAGAGGTTGCTGGCGCACGATTCAAAAGCCAGTTTCAGAAGTGTTTTTTGTCCTTCAAAAACGGTCGGTCTGGGAGGTAATTTAGAGTTGTCGAAAGACAAGTAGTACAAACCTTAAAAACACCATTAAACTATGGCAATCGTTTACGAAAAACAGAAAATCACCCTCGGCTTCAAGAAAGACAAGCCGGAGGTTTACCGCATCAAGCCGGTACGTCAGCAACCCGTCACTTTCGACGACCTTCTTAATGAAGTGAGTAACTCATGCGGTGTGAACCGTTCGCAGACAAAAGCGGTGCTCGAAGCGCTTATCGACCGTATGATTGTGTTCATGAACTACGGCATGCCCGTAAAGCTGGGCGACTTCGGTTCTTTCAAGCCTACCTTCAACTCAAAGACGGGAGCCACTGCCGACGATGTGACTGCCGAAAACGTCACCCGAAAGAAAATCCTTTTCTATCCCGGCAAGCGTTTCAAGCAGATGCTTGAAGGAATGTCTGTCACTACGATGGAAGATTACGACGAAGAGGAGACAGCCGGACAGGAACCTGAACCGGGTGGAGGAACCGAGCAGGGAGGAACAGACCCTGACGAGGGAGGTGGCGGATTCACATAAAATCTTTCAGTCTTCTTTTTTTGTTGAGAGAGGGGTGCCCGTGAGGGTGCCTCTTTTTTTGTGAAAATGCTTGTGTAAATAAAGAATATTATGTACTTTTGCATTGGAAAAAGAAAGATAGCGCAATGGAAACAGAAAAAATCAAAGTACCCGTAAAGCAAGCTTTACCTATGATAGCAGAAATGGTGAAGCTAAAGTATGTAACCGACGCACTGGGAAAATCAAGCGGATGGATATATACTAAATTAAATAGTGACAAGATAATAACTACATCAAAAGGATTTAATCAATCCGATGTGAATACATTAAACGAATTGTTTAATGAAATGGGGAAAAAGCTTGTCAGTACAAGGATTTATATCCCAACGGTAGAGAATAAAGATTCACTTTCAGTAAGGAAGGAAATAATTGGGCAGATTCAGTCTGTATCAGATATGGTTTCAATGCCCTATATATATATTGGCAAGATGAAGAAAAGCACCTCATGGTACCTTAACAGGATGCGAAAAAATTCTACAAAAGCATCGTTTAAACAGGAAGACATCAATATGATAAATCTTTCACTCATTGAAATAGGTAACAAACTTCTATCTATTGAATTGACTCTGTAATCTAAATTGGAATTAATTTACTATTTGTCAAAGGCAATCGGACGGAATCCGGTTGCCTTTTTTTGTATTCCCTTCAAAACTGAATAACAATCTGATAATTTGTAATTGAAACAAAAGATTTTTGCCCGATTCGCGATGAAAACCCCGCGCCTCGCTACGTGGGACGTGTCCATCTGGGGCCCCGTCCGTCGGTGATATATGCCCGGGCGGTGGCTGCTGGTGTCCGCTGGTGGCTGCTGGTGTCCGCTGGTGGCTGCTGGTGTCCGCTGCTGGTGGCTGGTGTCCGCTGCTGGTGGCTGGTGTCCGCTGCTGGTGGCTGGTGTCCGCTGCTGGTGGCTGGTGTCCGCTGCTGGTGGCTGGTGTCCGCTGCTGGTGGCTGGTGTCCGCTGCTGGTGGCGTTCCTCACCATGTAGGAACGCCACCAGCAGCGCGCGAAAATGTGAATAAACCTTTCATTTTGGACTGAATATTAAATAACGGTTAAAATAATAGAGAAAAATGTGTGTATCTATTGCACAATAGAGAATATTATGTACCTTTGTAGTGTAATCAAAAAACAAAGATTACAAGAAGCCGCCGGGGCTTCCCAAAGCCCGGCAAATAGATCTTACCTAAATGAAAAAAAGGCCGACGTTACAGGAACGCCGGCCCGGAAAAAGAAAGATACATATCTTTCCAACTGTAGCAAGTTCAAAGATACGTATTTTTCCTGTTCCTACAAAATTTTGGTAAAAAATACGTTCTTTGAAAAAATACCGTATAAACGTGTATAGCGTTTTTGTTGGTGGTCCTGTTCACTTCTATAGTTTAGAATTTTTTCCCGGTTGGCATAGTTTGCCAACCACACCAGAAAGCAGCCGAAACAAAGTACACGCGGCGCGGTTAGTCTGTAACAAAATATCCGTATGAGATAGTAATATATTGATAACGGGAAAGGAGCCGAAAGGTAGCCTAACGGGTGAACTATGTTCTCCCGGGTCGTGCATAGTCGATACCCGTTACTATATTATTACTAACTTAAAATTATGGACTTATGAAAACAAATGTATCTAAATCAGTATTGAGACGCGAAGCTAAAAAAGAAACTAAAAAGCTTAATAGATCACCGTTTGGCGTTATGAATACAATAAACAAAAACCGTGATCAGGAAAAAATTAAAAGATACTTAGATTTTTACGGTATAAAGAAAGTTGATCTTTCTATGTTGCTAAGCTTCGAGCTTGGAGACGGTTTGCCTGTTTTCTGTAAATTAAAAAGATTATCAGATATTGAAACATTGGACGGGAACGAATTAAAAGTAGTCCAGATAGGGAAAAAATATTTCGAATACGTTCCAATAAGATTCGATGAAGACGATTTTTTTGCAAGCTTAGAAAGTTTGCTACAAATAAATCAGGAAAAGGAAAAACGGGAAAAAGCAGCAAAGGAGAAAGCAGCAAAGGAGAAAGCAGCAAAGATAGAAACTAAAAAAACAGAAAAACGTGAATCTAAGATAAACGCTACATTGCAAGCTTTAAAAGTAGAATTTTTAGACGCTTCTGAAGATATGTTGCTACAAATTGCAGAACGTATTGTAGACGCGGCTTAATCTCTAGGGTGTATGGTATTCGTCCGGGTCCGATTCCCGGACACCCACAAAAATATATTCTATCTCATACGGCCGGCGAAAAAGATACCTACCTATGTAATACGGCGGCACGTGTGCCACTGTTGCATATAGGGGCGCACGTGTGCGCCTATAGTTATCCAGGCCAAGAGTCTGACGGTATCCAGGGCCGCGAAATCATAATTCATAATTCTATGGCATAACTGTACCCGTATGGGTGCGGTGTGTCCTGCAACGTGTTGAACGGTAAGTCAGGGTGCGCCGTGTCCGTATGGATTCATGTACGGGTGTGCTATGCCCTGTTCAAACTTGGGTGTATGCCGGAGTAGTTAACCGGAAAAGATCCATACTGTTTTAGCGTATGTATGGAACGGGCTGGGAGTTATCCGGGCCTATGGAATCAACGTACCATGCGGACACATATGTCTGTATGGCGGTGCGCCTGCAAAGGTCGTCTATGTGAAAAGTGTATCCGTGAACGCTATGCAAATAGTGTATCATGGTGCATATAGGCGGGTATGCGTCAACGCAACGAAAACCAGCTTCGGGGGTGGTACGGAAAACCCCTACCTATGTAGTGCTATGCGCTTTCGGGTGCATGGCACTTCTTGTATGTATAACTATAAACTTTTTGAATTATGAGAGAATTACTGTTTTTCTATGCTTGTGGTTACATTAATACATTCGGCAAAGTAAATGAAGAATTAAAAGACTATGCTGGAAGAATATTAGCCAATGGTCATGAATGTTCATTCTATAATGGATGGAAAAAAGAGTTATCAGAGTTCTATGGGAATAAGTCCTATATGAAAAACTTGAAGTGTTCAGAAAAGCATGATTTTGAAGATTTTCTATCCCGTTATGGAAAATGGGCAAAAGATAACGGTATGCTTGAAAAATCTTGGGATGAATACATCTCAGAATGAACTCTATCAGGCCGTTCACCTTTGCCGGTGTACGGCCTGCAAACTTCTTAAATAGTTTGAGTTATGAAAAAGCAAATTAAAGTCATTCTGTGCTGCGTGTTTTTATTCGTGGCTTTATGTTTCGCCGGTCGTTCCGACTGGAGCGAACAGGTTATTTATGTAATGCCCAAAAGCGCATACGAAAGTATTAGCGCAAAGCTCGGCGAAGATTGCAGTGACTACGAAATAGCGAGAGAGTACGTAAAAAACAAATCGTACTACGACGCTATGGGGTATTAATTCCATGCTGGAGGTGCTTTACGGTACTTCCAGACACGATTACTAACTTAAAACTATAGGAATTATGAAGCTTTTAGATGTAAACGGTAAAAACGTAAATGTAGAAATCGGTTATGTATGGGACAGGGAAGACAAATACCTTGTTATCGTAGACAATGATAATAAAGTTAAGTATGTAGTAAATACATGGAGTAGCACATTTAATAAGGAATCGGTTGAATATTTGGCCTATAAATTCGCAATATTTATCTCAAAAGGCGAAAATGTGTGCTACTCATATGACAGGAAACCTGCAAGAAAAATTTGTCATAATGACGATTTTGGTAGGTATAAAAAAAATTACAAAACTATATCTCCGTCAGAATGTACAGAATTAGGTTTACGTTATTAAACAAAACTGATTCCTGTTTATATCAGGAATCAGTGCTATATCTAACTTAAACTATGGAATTATGGATAAAAACAGAAATTGGTTTGGCGTGGATGCTAACAATGAATCATCGTTATTTGATTACGGTTTTCTTATGCGTTACCATGGAAATTATGAATATCAGGTGATATATCTTGCAGGCTATGAAGGAGACAAACCTTTATACGCATACGGATGGTTCAATCCGAAAGAATGGGAAAAATATTTTATTGACACCATGGGAGAAAATGAATATCCGGATGCAGCCAGAATAGCTTCTACATGCTGTATGGAAAATGGGAAAGAATGGCTGGATGACGTAAAAAACTTTCCTCAATATATGTTGAGTGACATACTTTCCTATTATGGATATGATGGCGTATTCGGAGGAAATTATTATGGGGATTTTTATACGGTACCACAAATCCGGAAACGTCTGAATCGTGCTCTTTCCTGACTATTACCCGGTTCCGCCTTGCAGCGGTGCCGGATGCTATCGTATAACTAAATTATCGGAATTATGACACAAGAAACTTTTAATCTGCTGAATCACTTTTCATGCGAAGGACTTGATAACTGTTGTTCTGGGTTTGTTCAGGATGTAAATACAAAAGAGTATTTCGGAACGGAAGAAGATGTAAATATCGAAGGAATGTATCTGTATGTGTATCAAAAAAAGGATGACTTTTTCTCCCACATAAAAAAGGAACCGGAATACACCTTTGATATGGAAGGCAAAGAGAATCTTTTTCTATTCAAGCTTGAGTGATTCATACAGGCAGCTGCTGATTATCCGGTGGCCGCCTGCTTTATGTCTAACTTAAAACAAAGGAATTATGGGAAAATATCATTATGAATACTACCTGGTATGTGTGGACCTATGTAACGGAGGTGCAAAACGCGGTCCGTACCGCTCAATACAGAATGCGAGATTTGACAGTCATTTTCTACGCGGTATATGGCATGTAAAAAAAGTCAGAGTCTACAATTAATATCCAGCCGGAAGCAGCCTGAAACTGCTTCCGGCTTCTTTTATGTCTAACTTAAATTATTGGAATTATGGAAAAATCAAAATTAATCAGAGCAAGCGTATATGTAGGTACATATAAGAAATATAATGAAGGTTCGCTGGCTGGCGCATGGATGGAATTGGCCGACTATAAATCAAAAGATGAGTTTATGGAAGCCTGTAAGGAATTGCATAGTGACGAAGACGAACCGGAGTTTATGTATCAGGACTACTCAAACATACCAGACGGTATGATAAACGAAAGCTATATCGACCCGCGAATATTTGGTATCATTCAGTGCGCAAAAGATATGGATGACACAGAGACAGAAGCATTTTTTACGTTTCTTGATATGTACTTTGTGGATTATTCCTATATCAAAGACGGTGAAGAGCTCGTAGAAAAGTTCAGAGAAAAATATCAGGGTCAGTTCGATACTGAAGAAGCGTTTGCCACCTATATGGCGGAAATGAAATGGCCTGAAGAACTTCAAACAGAGTTCGGTCAGTATTTCGACTACGAAGCATACTCCAGGACATTGCTTACCAGCGGATACCGCCATCAGGGTGATTTCTACTTCTGTGTAGCTTAAACATTCCGGCAGGTTTTTGAGAATCTGCCGGGGCCTATTGTCTAACTTAAAATTTATAGAATTATGGAATCAGGAAAAATGTACAGAATGGATTGGTCAAATGGTTTTCAGATGGTAGAAATCGGTAAAAAGGTTCTCGAAGTAGGCCAGCGCGTTTATGGGTTCTTAGGTTATGGAGGAAGCGAAAGCGGTAAGTTTATCGTGACTTCTGCACCAGACATTCACGGACGGCAGAAAATGGCAGAAATCGGTAGACCGCACCGTTTCGCATACTGGAGAGTAGGGCAGGACGACCAGCCGTTATCAAAGAAGTTCGGTATTGGTTACTATTGGGACGACAAAGAGCCCGACTACCGTATGCCCGAGCAGGAAATAGCCAAACTGGTTCACCAGTGCGAAGTACAGCAGGCATGGAACGAGCGTCTGGAGAAAAACAAACGTATAGCCAGCCAAAATCGTACCGATCAGCTCCGAAAAGAGTATGGCTCGATACTGACTGAGTGTAATAGCTATGACGACAAGACGGCCAAACAAAACATGCTTGTGCTTCTGAAGCGTGCTTTCCCAGGTGTAAAATTCTATTCCAAAAAGAATGGTTCAAAAAGCTACAACATAAGATGGACGGACGGTCCGACCGAAAAGATGGTTGCTAAAATCTGTTCTAAGTTTGTAGATACGACATTTAACGGATACGAAGACATTGAAGAACACATCAAAAGCGAGTTTACTTCCTTATATGGTGGAATCGGTTATATGCCGGATTTGGAACGCAGCTATTCTGATAAAATCTGGAATGAGACAAAAGAAAAATTCTATGCGAAACATCCAGAGGCTATCGGAATAACTGAAACAAATCAGTTTCTCCCAAAGTCTTATTCAGAGTTTGTGGAATCTAACCAGTACACTTCTGCTTCAAGTTGTTTACGAGGTTATCTGAGTGATATAGACCTTTATCAGAAACCGGAGGAAAAACCTGTAAGTTCTACAGCAAAAGCCGTAGAAAATAAATCTGATTTGCAGATTGTAGATTATAGCGAAAAGGCTGTGGCTATCATCGGTAACACCCGCGACTATGTAGCGAAGCTCAAGGAGCTTGGCGGACGATTCAACGGTAAACTGAAATGCGGTGCCGGTTGGGTTTTCTCAAAGAAACGCGAACCAGAGCTGAGAGAAGCTTTCTATCTGTAATGTAGAGGGCAGCCGGAAGTGATTCCGACTGCCTTACTTATTGTCTAACTTAAACTATTGGAATTATGATGACATTAGAAGATTTTAAAAAGTCAAACATGTGTTGGAATGGTAACGGATATTACACTACCGAAAAAGAATGGAACAGCAACTATCAGATAGCAAATGATGTGGAAAAAGAGTTTTTTACACACTATGATAAATCACTTATGCAGCCGCAGAAAGGAGATATGATAGAGTTTGTAAATTACAATAGCTTTTACAATCATGCGCTGGTTGAGAGTGTAGATAAATTCGGATTGATGTATGTATGTGAAAGCGGAAGCTCATGGACAAACGGTAAATCATTCTCAACTTCAGGTGGCGCGTTTACTCATATTCATTCTTCAAACTTTGAGTTTGTTGGATATGAAGACCGCGTATTCTGGACCTGGGGTTGTTATGGAGCAGGTGCAAGACAAGGAATTTACTTTACAGTAAAAGTAAAGAAGTTCCGACAAAAAAACATGAAGATAATACCTAAGCATAAAATATATTTCAACAGTCCGCACTACATGAAAGAAAGACATTCAAAGGTAGTAATTATGCAGGATTTCATGTACATATTTAAAGAGTTCTATACTATCAAGGCATTTAAAGAATGGGCTGGATATGTAGGACTTACTTACAGAAAAGATGATTCCGGTCAGTATTATGCAAATCAGTTTCTAAAAAGCGCATATTTCTGGAAGCTTGAAGAACTTCCTGAAGGATGCAAGCCTGTAGAAGATATGTGCAACGGTAGCAAAGTAAGATGCTTTGCTCATAACGATGGCAAAACGCTGACTATCTATCGCCCGAATCCAAATGCAAAAGACGTTTACATTCCCATGAGTTAACCGAATGCCGGTGGGAGAGTGATACTCCCTCCGGCTGCTATTGTCTAACTTAAATAAATGAATTATGGAAACTACAATGTACAAAGGAAAACTGAGAAAATATCATCTGCAACAGTATTGTCAGGAACTTCGTCTTGAACAACTCAAAATTTGGGACAGGTACGACGAAGACCTTAAAAACAAAAAAGAGGATATAGCATTCTTCTGGTACCCCGGATGCGTGCTATGTTGCGACAGATCAGTAGAAGATTTTCAGTCAAGGAGCTATTTTGAAGTTGCTCGTATATTTCACTCCGGTGAGATAGAATACAATTTGGACTATCAGGAAGTGTCGGAAGAAACCAAGAAGAAAATTGAAGAAGCTGGGGAGAGAATAAAACAAAAGAACAAAGGCAGATGCAGTTCTGATTATTAACAGCGTATGGGAGTCTGAAACTCCCTACGGCTGGCATTGTCTAACTTTTAAAACGAATGAATTATGAAAGTAAATGAACTCATTAAAATCTTGCAGAGAGCAAAACCTGATGCGGAAATTACCGCTACTGTAAACCTCAGTAATAATCCTTCGGATAATGAAGAGGAGGACATCGAGTGGTTATCAGTTGATGTATTCCATGAAGACTGTATAGATGAATACGATTTTGTCGAACTTTTTATCTATAAAACAAAATAAGTCATGCATGTATCAGAATTAAACAGAGACCAGTTGACAGAACTCAAACAGAGTTATCTCATGCAACACAATGAAGAAGTAGGAGAGGGTACTTCTTATGACGAACTTGCCAGAGCTGACAGTATTATCTCTGACGAAATGATATACGAAGCTTATTCAGGTATCAATTTCACAGAAGATGATTTTTCCTGCTAAGGAAAGCCGGACGGAGAGCGATACTCCCTCCGGCTACATAGTCTAACTTAAAATAGAGAATTATGGGAAATCAAAAATCAGGATTATTAGTAGTTGTATTTGATAATGATGGGAAAGGTGGCATTTCAGAATGGTTTGAATATTCAAGGGAACAGCCAGACGAAGTTATAAATCTTCTCAAGTATATGCGTAAGAAATATAAGGCATATTGGTGGGGAGAATATAAAATGTATCGAAGAAGTAGGAATATAACCCTTTCTCAATCAGGACATGTAAATGCTGATTATGAAGGTAAGTTTAGAAAAATAAAACCTCGTAAATCAAATTAGCTACTAACCGGTCTAAGTCTGCGATCTTAGCCCGGTACTGTTGTCTAACTTAAAAACAAGCAGAATTATGAAAAGAGTATCATTAGAAAACATGATGAAAGAAGTGTTCAACAACGGTAAAGTTATTAAAACCGAGACAAAAGACACCGTTTATGGAAATGAATGTATGACCACCATACAATACGGAACATTCAAATGCAAACTTCCGGTAAGTGGAATAGCCGCTACATTGAAATATGCAAAAAGTATGAGCCGTAAACCCACAGAAAAATTCCCGGTATCTGCCAGCCAAAACATACTCGCATTTCTATATAAGTTTAAGAAGGTAATACCTTACTACATTGAAATGGTAAATTCAGGAAAAGGTAGGCAATGGTTTGAAAACAGAATGTACATCAATTTTCCGGAAGAAGCCAAAGAAATCATGAAAAGTGCAGTTTTCAGTACAGAATCCGACCGTAAATACGCTCTTTCAACCATGCCAAAAGCTTGGGAAGCATATAAAGTGATTCCAAAAGCAAAAAAATCAGTAAGATTAGCTGTATAATAAAAGCATAACCGGAATAGAAAGTGATTTCTTTCCGGTTGCATTGTCTAACTAAAATTTTGGAATTATGAAAGTAGAAAAGAATTTAATCGAGAAAGTAGCTAATGGTGAAACATTCATGAAAGGTGAACCAGTAGAAATAGCCAAAGGTATTCTTAAACCCGGGATATGGAGCAGATTCAGAAAATATGCTTTCCTATATGAAGGTGACGATAACAATCTAAACGATTTACAAGATTGTATAATTGATTTTCCTATTTTTGCTGCCGAAGTAACAGTAATGGATGTTCCTAAAGAAGTTCACCCTGTAGGTAAATTGCAAATATCTGGGATGCTTCCAAAATACTCCTTAGAAAAACTATTCTGGATGCTTAATGACGATGAAAATCTCAGGTCATTGTGTGAAGGTAAGATATTTAAAATAAGAAGCGTAAAAGGAAAATTTAAGCTGTCTTACAATTTCCTGCAACAATGCTTTGGTGACGAACTTATACCTATGAAACAATGTCTTGAAATGATGCGCATCTAACCTACTTCCGGATTCAGGTTTGCATCCTGATCCGGTACTATTATGTAACTATTAAAACTAAGGAATTATGAAAAAAATAAGTAAAGAAATAGCAAAAGAACTTATATCAAGAAATACCCAAAATCCAACTGAAAAGCAAAAAAACATATTCAATAAGATTTATAATGAGTTCCTAAACTATTCAAACGGAATTATATCTTCTTCATACATTGATAAGGAAAATAAATATATACTTATCAAAGAACCCCAAAAACGAAAAAGATTAGGAGCTACAACTTATATCTATATGTTTTATGCAGAATGTTATTCGGTTGAAAGAAGCACATATAATGAATATGGATGCTTTAATGAAACAACATTATATTATAAATATTAAAGTTCCATCGGTCACGCTGTGAAGCGTTAGTTTTTAAGTTAGTAAATCAGCCGAATGAAAAGTGATTTTCATTCGGCTACTTGAGAAAAATAACTATATTTACAACGTCAAACTTTTAGAATTATGGGAAATACATATAAACCGTTAACAAAATAATTCCACAAGTTAGTTTTAAGTTAGAACAAGTCCGGCGGAGATGGTACTCTTTCGGGCTACAAATGTTTAATATAAATCGTGAGACACACGTAAAACTGTATATCATTATGAAAAGAATAGGAGGCAACTCAGGTTATGTAGGTTATTCAATGAGTAAAAGAGCTGTATCTGCTCGTAATGAGGGTGCTTATCCTAAAACAGATTTTAAAAAAGAATATTCAGTTACGGCTTCACATTTTGATTACTTAGATAGAGCAGGTGTAATCTATGTATCAGAATGGCACCACACGTCTAAGTTTGGTAATAAGACCGATTTTTATAGATGGTCAGAAGATAAATACGCTGATATATATTTATCTTCAAAAAAAGAAATATTTTCTTTAATAAAATCTGTAGGTAAAGAACCGAGAATGTATGATTATCTGATTGAAAATATGCAAAAATTCTGTTATGACCATGATAAATATGTGAAAAGAAAAAATGAGGTAGTAAAAAAAATTCAAGCCATATTTTACAATGAAGATTAAAAATGTAACAATGATTCACAGAGGTTTGTATGCACACGTATGTCCTCTGTGTGGAAACATACTTGCTTCTTCATCAGAAGAAGACTTGATGCCTGAGTTTTCTATTTGTGATTGCGACAAATCTAATCATACTATTCCAGTTTTTGAATTGTACAAAGAAAACGGAAAGACTATGATCCGAAGAAACACATATCCCAGATTTACAGGAGAAGTAACAATGGGAATTAGTTCAGATATTGAAAATGTAAAAGTAATTGACAAGATAGAAAACGCATTAGACTTGGCAAAAGCTATGCGAAAAGCAGGAGAATTTTTACTGAAAAGATAATTCCAGCCGCTGTGAAGCGGAATTTTAAGTTAGTTCAAAGACCGAAGTAAAGTAATGAACCTTTGGTCACTTTTAGTATAAGAAATAGAATATTAACCAATTAAAGAGTTGAATTATGATAACTTACGAAAAAAATTACCTGAAAGAATTAGCGTCTAATTGTGCAGATGTAGAAATTTATGTCTATAGAGGGGAAAATCATAGTATCCACACTGACAGTATAAAAGGGCTGGATATAGATCTTGACAATCTTCCTGATGAAATAGGATGCGACTTCAGCGAAATGGACGAAGAAGAATATAATGAAACTATTCTTGCAAATTCCGGAATTAAAGCCGACTTCGATGACTGGTACGACGACAAAGAAGCAAAAGTGCTGGTAATAGTGCTTGATTATTTCTTCTACCAGAATTTAGTTAGTGAATAATCCTGACTAAAAACCTTGTTTTAAGTCCGGCCGGGAGTAATACCCAGTCGGACTACAATTTTCTAATCTAAAACGTGAGGCACACGGTAAAAACTGTATAGAATATGGAAAAGAAATTTATTTTGACTGACAAATTCATAAAACTCGCAAGTGGGAAAAAATTGTTTCAAATCAAATGCATAAAATCATTTAAGTACGCCAAAGAAGGTGACTTGGGAGGTTATGTTGAAAAAGAAAGCAACCTTAGCCATGAAGGTGATGCCTGGGTGCATGACGATGCTCTGGTGTTCGGTGATGCTCAGGTGTACGGCAATGCCCAGGTATATGATAACGCAAAGGTATATGATGACGCAGAGGTGTATGGTGATGCAAAGTTGCATGGGAACGTCCGGGTGTATGGATATGCCGAGGTGTATGATAAAGCCCAAATGTATTGTAACGCCCAAGTGTATGGATATGCCAAGGTGTATGACAGAGCACAAATATATGGTAATGCTCAAGTGTATGGATATGCCAAGGTGTATGACAGAGCACAAATATATGGTAATGCTCAAGTGTATGGATATGCCAAGGTGTATGACAGAGCACAAATATATGGTAATGCTCAAGTGTATGACAGTGCCTATGTGTATGACGGAGCACAAATATATGGTAATGCTCAAGTGTATGGATATGCCGAAGTGTATGGCAGAGCACAAATATATGGTAATGCTCAAGTCTATGGTGATGCCGAGGTGCATGAAGAAGCTCAAATATATGGGTACGCTAAGGTTTACGATACCGCTAACATACATTGTAATACTGAAGTGTATGGCGATGCCAACATATATGGTGAAGCCTGGGTATATGGATATGTTAGTATATATGAGAACGCCCACGTATATGGCAATGCTCATATATATGGTAATGTTGATATATATGGCAATGCACAGATGTATGGCTGTTCCTCTGTATGTGGCAAGACTATAATATGCGAGAATGCCCACGTATATGATGCTGAGATAGATGACAACGAATTAGTACACTGCCCTACATGGATACGTGGTAATGCCGAGATAAAGGACAATGAAAGCCATTGTGGGTTCAATCTTTCAGGCCCATTCATTAGCCACATACATGCCTACCGGACTAAAAAAAATGAAGTGGAAATTACTTGTGAAGATTTTCGTGGGAACATGGAAGAATTTGAAAAGGAAGTAGAAGAAACGTATTCAGGAAAAATATCCAAAGAGGAGTGCAATCGGATAATAGAAGAAATCAGGACAAAGCTCGATTAATATGTATCCTCTAAGCAACAGAGGAAGTATCATGATGTAGTCTGGTTTATAGAAATAAAATAAAAAGCGCGACGGAGTACGCCGCGCTAAGATACTAAAAGTGTGAAGCAATTCACAAATGAAAACCTACTGATAGTAGATTTTCGTTTTAATCCACAAGGGACAATCCCTTGACGGCACAAAGATAGTATTTATATCTTATATCAAAAAAAATCATCATAATTCCTATATCTGTTTTATAACTGAATTATTATTTTAAAAGTAAAATCAATGAAAACACAAATAGAAAAACTTAGAGAGCTTTCAGACAAAAAGAAAAGTGTAGTAATGAATCAATATGTAGATGATTTATTACGCAATGGGAAAGCATATACTGTACGGAGCCGGCATAGTGGAGGTTACTATTATAAAAAGAGTTATACCGAAGAACTGGATAAACTTCTTACAGAGCATGGCATAAGCCATGAAATAGGGAACGACGCCCCTCGCGGTGGAATGAATGGTGAGTTTGTATCACTTAAAGGAACTGTGTTAAAGTATGTGCTGAAGTGTAAAAGAGAAAGAGAGGAATTATGGGAAGCAGAACAAGAGCGCAAGGATAAGCAAAGAGCATTGGCTTATGAAAGATATAAACAGGAATGCGAAAAAACTTATAAGTTCTGCGTGGAGATAATATAGAAATTGATTTTTCTTACTTTACTGAAAAAGATAATGAAAGGTTTTTTTATTTTGATTATGACTATATAAAGAAGGAAATATTAGGATATAAAATATCTATTCCTAAACGCTTTTACGGTATGGCATCGAGGTATTCAGGCGTACAGTCGAATGAAGGCTTTCGTAGATACGTTAAAGAAAAACTGCTATCTTCGGGTTTATCGCATGAAGGGCGCAAGATTACTGAAATTTATGACTGTGGCGTTGGTGATGGTTAATTTATATTCAAAAATATTTATCATAATTCCTGCCGCTGTGAAGCGAAGTTTTAAGTTAGAGCAAAGGCCGACGGAGAGTAATACCCCGCCGGCCTTCTTCATTTTTAAATTATAAACGTATGAATAAGAAAAGAAGAAAAGAAATCGAAGACGTAAGAGAGTCGTTGAGAAAAGTACATGAGGAACTTGAAGAACTCAAAGACGAAGAACAGGAAGCCTTTGATAACCTACCTGAGTCTTTCCAGGAATCCGAAAAAGGAGAGCGGATGCAAGAGTACATAGAATACATGGAAGAAGCCCTCTCAAGCATTGAAGAATCAATTGAAAGTTTAAATGAAATAGAGTAAAATTATGGACGGAACAACAATTTTCTCAGTTATCTGCGTCCTGCTTTGTGCAGGTTATCTGGTGGTAAGATACCGCCGCTACAACATTCATCGTGCACTGAATCTGCCGACAAATCCTCCGCGTTATCCGGACAGTGCCATTAAATCGGCCAAGGAAATAGGTAAATTCCTGTTCACCCGTGCGGAGATTTGCGGAGTTCACTTCATGACGGCCGACAAAGATACGGGCGTTTCCTACGAAGCTATCCGCGACATCTCTCGTGGGAAAGACACACACATAGTGAACTTCCTGCGCATGGCTCACTTCCTGGGCTGTGAGGTGGTGATACGTCAAATCGGTACGACCGACACCGAGGACCCGGCAACAACTCCGCAAGTTTACGAGGAAATGATTGCTAACATTGAAGAGGAAAACAGAAGATAAAACATACACTTCAATTAATTGATAATCAGCACCGGCTCAGGCGTGAACCGGTGGTTTTTTGAATTTTAGATACAATTTTAATACAATTCTTGCTTAAAATTGTTACATTTGCCATGCGAAAGAAAAACAATGAATTAACCATAAAAACAGGGCAAATGATCTATACTAACCAACGACGCAGGGAGCTTAACAAAGCTCTGTTTTCTAAACTGCAAAATCCCCTTATTACTACGCTCGCCGAGGAAGGCGACTCACACATTTTTCTTGAACATCTGCCAAAGGATGCCGAGGAAATTCCCACAGACGACTGCCTGATGCGTAATGTGCCGCGAGGTGTGCTGCCGTGGAACCAGGTGATGCCGGTATTCATTCCTGCTATGTACAATGGGAAGAAAGCATATCTGGTGAACTACGTGAATAATTCACAGAAGAGCATACAGACGGCGCTCGAAAAACTGAACACCTGCGGAATGTATTACATTCCCGGCATGACGCTGGAGAAAGGAGTGGATTATGAATGAATTTAAGAAGATGGCCATGCAGGGATGCCTTATCCTGATTGGCCTGGTTCTGGTAGCAGGATTCTGCCTGTATGGAATCATTTGTCTTGTAAAACAATTTATCTGAAAACGGCATGGAAGAAAAAAGATATTACTACAAGGTGTCGCTATCGAACACGCATCGCGGGCGCTGCATTCAGGAACTGATTGATAAAGGGAATAGAGCGGTGGAAGCGGCCAATGAACTGGCTGCCAGTCTGGGTGCTGAATCGCGGACGGACCGTCCGGGACGGCTGTTCCCGGGAGTAGGAATCGGAAGCCTGAAGTTCCATAGAGTTCCCAACCTTTTTGCCTACCAGTTTATCGGTAAGGGAGAATATATCCCGAATATGCAGAACGAGAAAGGGCAGGAGATAGCACGTAAAATCATGGACCTGCCGGACGTGACCTCCGGCGATTTTCGGGTGGCGTTTGGCATTCCTATAAACCGCCAGCACACTCCGCAGTGGTTTATCTACAACGGAAAGGCGTACCTGTGCAGCCGCTATCCGCTGGGAGAGGAATACGAAACCATCCTCCAGCAGGAGTTTGAATCAAAACGGAAGAAAGTATGAGCTATCAGGTGAATCTTTTCCGCAAGCCTCCGGTAATTGGTGAAGTAGTTTCGCGTGCGGAATACCGCGAGATACTTCTGGCACGCATGGCTGCCGGCGACCTCTATGCGTCGGAAACGCTGGGCATGGTGCGAAAGGCCGACATGGCGCTGGATGTGCTTCGTGAAAAACCTATATACAAAAGAAATAATGAATCCGTTTAATATTTTTCTGGTTGCTATATGACTACAACGAAGAAGATGTATTCAAGAAGACGGAAAAAGAAAATGGAACTGATAAAGGAGGACTTGAAAAATGAACTTGATTTATAGCTTTTACATACCGCAAACAGAACATCTTGTAAACTTGTGCAAGGTTTCAAATAACCTCTACAATCAGGCTTTATACCTGTTCCGTCAGACTCTCAAGAATGAGAACAAATGGCTGTGGTATGCCGATATGGATAAGCTGATGAAGAATACGCCTAACCTTGAGGGAGAGATAAATTACAGGCTCCTGAAAGCTCAGGTATCGCAACAAATACTAAAGGTGTTAGACAAGAACATAAAAGCATACTGCAAGGCTATAAAGGATTTCAAAACAAATCCTGCTAAATATAAGGCTATGCCGCAGCTACCGTCTTTCAGAAAGCGAAGCGGCCTGTTCAACCTGTATTATCCGAATCAGTCTGCAATTATAAAAAATGGGAAAATCCGACTTGCAAAAGATTTGGAAATTCTTATTCCTCAATGGGATAAGTACAAGGAACGTATTCAGAACTTTCAGCAGGTAAGAATACTTCCTTCCGGCAAGAAACTGAAAGTTGAAATAGTTTACCGTCAAGAGGTTAAAGATGCAGATTTAGACAAGTCCAAATACGCTTCAATAGATTTAGGCATCGATAATCTGGCTACGATGGTAACGGATAAAGGCAGCTTTCTTTACAGCGGCAAGTTCCTGAAGTCTTACAACGGGAACTTTAACCGTCAGCTTGCAAAGCTGAAAAGCATAAAGGACAAGCAGGGAATAAAGAAAGCTACAAAGCGAATGCAAAATCTTTATGAAAAGCGTGACAGATACTTTGAGGACGCATTTCATAAATACAGCCGCATGATAGTCAATCATCTTATAGAAAACAGAATAGGAAACTTAGTTGTAGGCTACAACACCGGCTGGAAGCAGTCGGTAAACATCGGAAAGCGCAACAATCAGAAGTTTGTGCAGATTCCGTTTGCGAGACTGGCTTCCTATCTGAAATATAAATGTAGAATGGCTGGAATACGGTTCGTGGAAAATGAAGAATCCTATACATCAAAGTGTGATGCGCTTGCAAAGGAAGAAATCGGGAAACATGAGTCGTATATCGGAAAGAGAGTAAAACGTGGACTGTTCCGTTCTTCTACAGGCAGATACATCAATGCCGATGTAAATGGAGCAGTAAACATTTTAAGAAAAGTAGTCGGTGATTCTGATTGTATCAGTCAGATAACCGGTAGCGGGCGGTTGTTGCGTCCGATAAGGTACAGCAGTCCTTTCAGGGTTGCGTGACTTATGCAAAAAACAGAATAGATTTTAATAATTTGAATAGTTTTTACAACATGGATGCTCTGGATAGTGCAGGTCTCCTCCCTCCGAAGGTAGCGGACAGACACACTCCGATGGCCGACTGTCTGGCTCAGATAAACTATGTGCATCTGGTTGAAAAGAATAATCTTGTAGTAAGATAGGATTATGAACGTCACCACCGACACAATAAACCACATATACCAGTATGCCACCTACCGCACAAACGAGCGATGCGGAGAAACCGTAACCGTTCCGGGACTTACGGAAGGTGCGCATACCTTTTGCCGTAGCCGGCTGGAAGAAAAATATATGTTTGTGCTTTCGGCTGTGAAGGGTCTTCCTCGCGTGATGCGTTACAGCAATCGTCCGGAAGGCGCTCCATGGATTCTGGCACGCGGTCACGGAAGCCGATACGAAGGGGCCACGCTCGATTCAGCCGAGCGTCTGCTGGTGATGGCCGTCGCGCTCGGTATTGTGCGTGTGATGAAACCATCCTGCGACTCGTGCGATGTGCCGAATGTGGTGATTGACGACGAACGACTGCGGAAAATGGAAATGCTGCATCCCAAACATTCCAGACGTTTTTCATTACTGAACTGGTAAACCTTACTCTATGCTTCGAACAGTCGTACACAGCGGCCGCACTCATGGAGTGGATTGAAGCAGGAAAAGAGCCCGAAATATCTATCCGGAATGCCAAAAAAGGAGTAGAACGAAGCGTCGTTCTTACCATAAAAGACAAAGACGGCATTTATCTATCACTTACTCAGCGTATTGCATCTGTTACATCAGCAAGAATCCATGTAAAATCGGAGGTTTTATGAAATTTAGCAACAATTTTAATGCGATTTCGGTTTAAAATTGTTACATTTGCCATGTCATACAATGACATGTTGGGTGATAAAAGGTATTTGTAAATTCAGGGTTCCGCATCCGTGCGGAGCCCTTAGTAAAACCTGAAATACATGGCAAAGAAAAACATAAAATGCTATAACTCCGGTAAAATAGGCGGTCTTTCCTACCTCCAGGCATACAAGAACTTTGAGAATGCAGATCAGGAGATTGCCGAGATGGGTTTCACTCCCGTGAATCCTATCATTCTCGGACTGAAACCATCGCGCCCGTACTGGATGCACATGGTGTGGGACATTCTGCTGCTTTCCCGTTGCGGTCACATCTACCTGCAGCAGAACTGGAAGTCAAGCCGTGGAGCAAGAATCGAGTTCAGGGTAGCGAAATTCCTGGGTATTCAGATATGGTTTCAGAGCAATCCTGGTGAAGAAAAAGTAATTAGTTCTAAATAGCCAAGTTGAATAAAATGGCTCCCGCGTGAAGTGCGTCGGCGCACGTTTTCCATAATGTTTAGTTTAAAAGTTTTGACAAATTCTCATTTTGGGGTTCGACTCCCCCGCGCGGGACTAAATCTTAAAAGAAATGACACTAGATGAAAAAATAGAATACTCCATTAACCTTCTTCGCAAAAGTGAAGAGATGGCATTGAGAATGGACCCAGAAAACGGATTTTATCTGGCGTTTTCTGGTGGGAAAGACTCTCAGGTCCTCTATCACCTTGCCGTACAGGGGGGGGGGTGAAATTCAAGGCTCACATGAACCTTACAAGCGTGGACCCACCTGAAGTTATACGTTTCGTAAAAAAGAACTATCCCGATGTGGAACTGATAAAACCACGCATGAGCATCTACGAAATGGCAAAGAAGAAAGGATGTCTTCCGACCCGGCTTGTGAGATGGTGCTGCGAAGAGTTTAAGGAAATGTCCGGTGCTGGGAAAGTCACTCTGATTGGAATACGCAAATCGGAGAGCACGAACCGGAAGAAAAGAAATGAAATTGAAACGGGAGACCGTAAATTCTCCGGAACATTTGACCAGTGGAGCGAGCATCAGGAAAAAATGGTGACATGTGTAGGTGGGAAAGACAAAATTCTGGTTTCTCCTATCCTTTACTGGACTGAAAAGGATGTATGGGACTACTTGAAACGAATGCACATTCAATATTGCGAGCTGTACGACAAGGGATATAAAAGGATAGGATGTATCATGTGTCCCATGTCGAACTACAAACAGAATGTGCGAGAAATGAAAAATTTCCCGCATGTAGGGAAAAACTGGAGAAAAACAATTGAATGGCTGATCGAAAACAAATGGAAGGACAAACCGCTTTTGCAAGATCCTGATATGGCCCTGAAATGGTGGATAAGCAAGAAGTCATTCAAAGAATTTTATGCAGACGAAGTGATGCAACAGAAATTAGAGTTTAAAGATTAAAAGAAACGATATGATAAACAAATGTACATTCATCGGTAATCTGGGGAAAGACCCCGATTATAAAGTGCTGGAAAGCGGACACAAGGTAGCAAGTTTCTCCATCGCCTGCAGCCGGAAAGTGAAAAACAAGGAAAATGGAGAGACAAAGGAATATACGGAATGGATTCCCATTGTGGCCTGGGACAATCTGGCCGAAATTATCAGCCAGCTGGCCCGCAAAGGTTCGCAGGTATATGTGGAAGGGGAGTTCCGCACACGAAGCTACGAGGCAGAAGGAACCGGAGAAAAACGCTATGTGTCCGAAATATGGGCACGCGATTTCCGTCTGCTCGGACGGAAGGCAGAATCATCGTCTGCTCCGCTTCCTACTTCGCCCGACGATTTCGGCAGCCAGCCCGCACCGGCTTCTGCTCCTTCACCCGCTCAGCCGGCACAAGCGGCCCCACAGCAGCCTACGCAGGGAACGCTTAATATGACTGACGAAAAGGATGATCTTCCTTTTTAATACGAACAGATTAATCATTTAGCGATATGAACGAATTTACAAACCCGGCAGGGAATCTGGGAAACAATCCTTTCTTGCAGGCTCCCTCCACCATTTTACCCATGAAGGGGAAAAGCTCTGAAACAGGGCTTGCGGCTTCTATCAGCCGTCCGAAATCCATGATTCCCGTCAAACGAAACCGGTTTGACCGCTACACTGCACAGCAGCGCATGGCCAGTGCAGACATTCTGAACGCCCACCTGCTCATGGTGGAAATCATGATGACAAATATCACTCAGAAATACATCTACGAAGTGGTTTCCTGCCTGAAGGAACGCGGACTGATGCGTCACAACATGAAGCGCAGGGCCAACGAACTGGTAAATCTGTCTAGTGACCTTATGAAGCGATGCAATGCGCACGATGCCATGCAGGTTCGTACCTTTACAGAAACCATCCACCCCGGGCTGTCCGGAAGTTTTATTAGGGGGGGCGGCACACTGACACAGAAGCTTCAGAACATCTTCTGGAAAACCTACGGAGAAAAAATCAACCTCATTTATTTTGCTACAAAGAATGCGCTCGACAAGTGCAACGTGCGCCAGAGCGACCTTGTATCGAACATGGAGATGGTGGCCATGATGTGTACCACCGGAATCGAGTTCTACGACTGCATGTGCCGGAAGGTGGACGGACTGCTCAACGGAGTAGGTAAGGTGAACCGGCAGAAAAGCCAGCACAACGAAAAGATGATGGCTGCGGTGAAAGATATGCTGCGTGAGATGGTGGGAAACATTGAAATACCCGATAAGGAGGGAACGGATGTGCGCACCTTGACCGCACAGTTCCAGATGGAGCTGGTGAAAGACGACCTGCTGAAACTGGTGGAGAGCGGAATCGTTTCGCTACAGGTAGAGTTTATAGAATACGTCATCGCCAGTCTGCGCATGAAGATGGCCGGAGAAGGGCTCTGCTTTCAGGACTACCGCACACTGATGGCACGCATGGGCACTAAGAACAACGTGCGTATGCTGCTGAATGAAATCGCTTCGATCCCTCTTCCTGAATCGGACGACTATGAGGTGTACGATGTCATGGAAATGCTGCCCGATGCAAAGGCAGAAGGCGAAAGCGTGATTGACAAGTTCCGTCACCTATGCCTGGAAGACCATATCCGCACAGTACCTGAAACAAACGAATCCATTACTCTCAGAAAGCTTCGTCAGGAAGTCTACCGCAATCACGGCACACTGAGTATGCTTACCCTACGCTATCTGTACAACGTGTTTGGCACAAAGAAGGCTATGGCAGAATACATAGCGCGTGCGGATGCCGACGTAATGGCGCGTACACTCCGTATGCTGAAAACGGTCAAAGTGAGTCAGCTCGCACTAAAAGACGGATGCCGATACGAACTCAACCTCGGTCAGGGCGTGCGTGCCATGTATGAGATGCACGGTTATACCCGCGAAAAGTTTGCTTCCATGGCAGGTGTAGGAACAGACCGGCTGCTGGAACTGGAGGCCATGGGCGACCTGGCATCCTATCCCCATGCGGAGAAAGCCGTCGGTCCGCTTGTAATGGACGTGGGTAAGATGCTGGGTGCAGACCCCCGTTACGTGCTGTTTGCTTCCCTACGTGATACAAAAGAGAAAGGCACACTCCCGGAGGTTTATAAACGCCTTTTCCGCGAAATGGAGAAAGTATATAACGATAACAACGATAAATCAGAAGAAGATGGGAAAGAAGAGAAAAAGGAATAACAAACGAGTAAATCCGCCTGAAATAAATAAAAGAATACTCAATAGCTTCCTTGATATGGAATCAGACGCTGGAAATATGATGGAACTATTCGGAGGTTTTTGGCCATTAATTGAGAAAAAAGAACAGGATATATTAAACATCCGAGATATAACCGAAGTTCCACAGCTTGATTTCAGAAAAATAATAGGCAATAAACAGCCATCAGGAACTAAAATAGCAAAATATATGGACGGAGAAATTAAAGTATCAAAATTCAGTGTCGGTCAGGTAGTAAAGCTGAAAGATTACGACGCGCTTAAATTGGTGAATAATTCCCTCATTTATCATCTGGAAGAATATGATTTGGAACGTATTTCAGACGCTCAGGTTGCAATCTACAAAGTGCATAATACACGTCAACTCCACAAGTCCGGTAAGCCTGTATTCTGGTATGAGGTAGGTCGGTGGGGTCGGAACATAGCCGACGTTCCGGAAGATTTTTTGGAAGAACTGCCTGAACTGGTAAATATACCTTCTGATAACGACGAAGGAGAGAAACAACCGGAGAAACCCGCGCAAGAAACCGAGGAAGAAATGGTTGCGAAGTTTGAAGCGGTGCTGAATGAACTTAAACCTTACGATGCGCTGGCAGATGGGACTTTAAGATTCAAGCATGATAGAATAAATGCTCTGTATAAAGATTGTTTTAAAAAGACCGCATCCGATTTATATTGTACAGAAAGTTTACTTCATATTGCTGGTTTAGCTCGTTCCGCTTATAAGAACAGATCTTTGGATAGTAGATTGTCTATGGCCGAAATCTGTCAGGAACAGCTTTACACCTACCGCAAAAAGAATGCCGACTATGGAAACGCCTTTGAAAAGTCAATGGACGAAGACGGAATACTGGTAGCTAAAATCCGCATCGGTGACAAAATTCGAAGAATAAATTCCCTGATTAAAAATAATGGTGAAGGGCAGGTGAAGGACGAAAAGCTTGAAGATACATATCTCGATCTGGCCAACTACTGCGTGATGACAATTCTTTGGATCAGAAAACAATATTCTAAATAAAATAACTATGGCAGGAAGTAATATCAGCAGAGACCACATCGCTATGGAAGCGATGAAGGTGCTCATGGAGAAAACAGTTTCAAATAATCTGAAATTAACAGGCAGGATCAAACGATTCTTTGGTCTGAATCATAAGACATATACAGCATTTGACGAGAAGATGATAGCTAAATTATCATACGAAATGGCCGATGCCATGATTGCTCAACGCGAAAAAATAATGGAGGACAAATTATGATGCACACATGGTTTGAAGGAAAAATCCGCTACGAAAAGGTAGCGGAAAACGGGATGAACAAGAAAGTGACAGAGCCCTATCTGGTAGACGCACTCAGCTTTACAGAAGCCGAAGCACGTCTCATTGAGGAAGTAACCCCATTTATTACAGGAGAGTTTACCGTGACCGACATCAAGCGGGCCAACTACAGCGAGATATTTCCGTCCGAAGAGGAAGCTGCCGACAAGTGGTACAAATGCAAGCTGTACTTTATCACCATCGACGATAAAAGCGGTGCGGAGAAGAAGACAGCCACCAACATTCTGGTACAGGCTGCCGACCTTCGCGATGCGGTGAAGAAACTGGACGAAGGCATGAAAGGTACTATGGCCGATTACGTGATAGCTTCCGTAGCCGAAACCGCCATCATGGACGTATATCCGTATCAGGCAGAAGCCGAAGCGCAACCTGAGTTCGAGGAATATGACTATGAGAAATTGTCTGCGGCCGCTCGTGTATGCCACAACTTAGGAATCACAGAAAAGGGCGGAAAGAAATGTATCAATACTGACCCGATAAACGTGCTGAATATTCATTACGGTTACGGAAGCGGTCTGAAACTCATTCAGCAGCTTATCAACAAAGGCGTGCTGAAACGTGATGGAGACTACATTTCTGTGGTAGACAAACCGCTGGAAGAGTTCGACTGGTACATCAAACAGAAGGAAGGCGATGGAAAAGTGGAATAAGGCACTGGACATTCCGGTAGAGATACTTTTCAAGTACCTCTGCCGGGACTACTGGCGCGAACAGGCACGCACAGCGGAGCTGGAGAAAAAGGTGGAAAAGCTTCAGGCAGAGTTGAACTATGAGCGAAACAACACGCCCACGGTGGAGAAATTGCAACGTCGGGTTTCATCGCTCCAAACAAAAGTCCGCGAGCAGGAAGGAACCATCAAGGCAAGAAACCTTGCCATTAAGCGGTTGAAAGGTGAAATAGGTGGATAATTATGGGAAGACTGGAAAGATTTGAATATACGGAAACAAGCATACAGGACGGACTTCGCAGCTTCATGAGTTCTCCGAGGTTCTTTCTTCGCAACATGTACGTGTTCGGGTGGGAGAGCGATGTGCTGATCCTCACGAACTCCGGTTACTGGTACGAGATAGAAATCAAGATTTCGCGTGCCGACTTCCATAACGACCAGAAGCATAAATCGCAGAAGTTTAACTTCATGGCCGACGGAGACACACGTAACAAACCACATTATTTCTACTATGCTGTGCCGGAAGGAATGATTTCGCCCGACGAAGTTCCCTCGTTTGCCGGCCTGATTTACATGCACCGCTCGCGTCCGGAAGTTATCAAGAAAGCTCCAAGATTGCACAAAGAAAAAATCAGAGAAGAAGGTCTGGGACTGGCCGACAAATTCTATCACCACATGGTAAAGGCAAAAATAGACTGCGCACGGGCCAGTCGTGAAGTAAAGAATCTTCATAAGCCATTCCGGAAGGGATACAAGATGGGAGCCATGAGTGCAGTAGATGTAGCCTTACAAAAAATTCGTCTGCTTTGCCCGTATCACAAAGAGATAGATCATGTGAAATTCTTCTGTGAAAAACAGCAGAAGGAGTTCCGTTTCTTCTGCCATGGAGAATGTGGCCTGCTGGATAAGCTTCAGGATGAAATGGAGAAATCGCTTAAAATCGGAGCCTATGTGGAACAGTGATAAAGCATTATTTGACAAACTTCGTGAAAGATTAGGAGGAAAGTATAAGGAAGATATGCTCACCTATAAGGAAGAGAAACATCCAGAACTTGATGAAGCCGAAGTTTTGAAAGCAATTCATACTATTTCTATTTCCAGTAAACTTCCGGAAGAAAAAATAAAGGAAGCTATTATAGACCTTATCAATAAGCAAATATTTTACGAGAGATTTGTTGATGCAATAAACGAGTTTAGGAAGTCTGCAAAGCTTTTGCGAGATGCAGCATTTACAGCTTCTGAAGCTGTAATAAGAATGTATCCTCTCAAAAATATTGTGGAAGAATCCCCAACAAGTTACTCTCGTGGAATGGATAATTGCGGAGAAATGACTTTGAACTCAGATGCTGTGGAACATCTCAGACAACTCATTCTAGTACAAAGTCCCTGCAATGTAAACGAAAGCAATTGGGATAGGATTGAGAGCCAGCATGAGATAGCCAACCGAAACCGCCACACCTCACGCCATGTGCCGTTCTATTTCAGTATTGTCGGCCAGAACCGTCACGTACCCCGGAAGAACGGTAAGAAGTACCATACAAAGTTTAACCGGAATGTGCGTCCGAAGAATACACACTCACATTTTAAGTTTTACAGATAAAGCATAAACAATAAAGATGAAAAATAAAATACGAGTCTTTGAAGCATTTGCAGGATATGGTTCGCAGTCTATGGCTTTACGCAGACTGGGAATAGACTTTGAGGTGATTGGAATAAGTGAAATTGACAAGTACGCCATTCAGGCATATATGGCCGTACATGGAGACACTCCTAATTATGGCGACATATCAAAGATAGACTGGAGCAGTGTTCCTGACTTCGATTTTCTGACATACTCATTCCCTTGTACCGACATAAGTACAGCCGGACAGCAGAAAGGGCTTGCAGAGGGTAGCGGCACACGAAGCAGTCTGCTTTGGAAATGCCGTAAGGCTATAGAGGCGAAGCGTCCGAAGTACCTGCTCATGGAAAACGTGAAGAACCTCGTATCGAAGAAGTTTACACCGTATCTGAAAGAATGGCTCAAATTTCTTGAAGGGCAGGGCTACAGCAATTATACGAAAGTTCTCAACGCAAAGGACTTCGGAGTACCGCAAAACAGAGAACGTGTCTTTATGGTGTCGATATTGGGCGATGCTTCGTTCCATTTTCCGAAACCTTTCACTCTGGAGAAAAGGCTGAAAGATGTTCTTGAACAGGATGTGAATGAAAGTTTTTATCTGAGCGAGAAGATTGTAAAGACATTTCTTACAAGAAACGAGAAGAACAAGGCTAAAGGAAACGGGGTTAAGTTTGAGCCTAAAACGGGTGATGTGATAGCATCAAGCATCACGGCACATCCGAATGACAGACCGTGTGATAATTTTATAAAAGAACCTATTACTTTTCATATAGGAAATATCTATGGTGATAAAAAGGGTCGTGGATTTGCCGGAAATGTATATGATAAAGATGGAATTTCACCTACAATTATGACTAATGGTGGAGGTAATAGGCAGCCTATGATATTTGAGTGTTGCAATCAAGAAAGAAAATATGGGAATAAAAGAGTTCAATCATTGGTTGATAGTGGAAAGATAAGTGGTCATGAAGTTCAATTTCTTGATGCTTATAATCAAAAAGTATCTGATATATGTGGAACAATTAAGACGACTGTGGATTCTTCTTGTTTAAGTTTTATTTCAGAACCTATAAATCAAGCACTAATTATAAAACAAGCAACAAAAAAAGGATATATAGAAATTCCGCCAGGAGGAGTGTTTGATGCTTCTTATCCTGAAAGCTTAACGAGAAGAGGTAGGGTACAAGATAACGGCAACGTTTCTCCTACGTTGACAGCGGGCGGAGAACCTCCATGTCTGTTTGAAGGGATAACCGAACCAAATGTCCTTACACCCAAAAGAACAGAATACGGCAAAGCTATGCGCAAGGATTACGAAGCTGGGAATATTCAAGAGAGCCGTCACAACATGACGCGACTTGAACCAAGAACAGATGGTGTGAGCAATACGATTACTACCGTTCAGAAGGATAATCTACTGGCAGAGCCAAGATTGATAGGTGGAATAGGAGAAGTAAGTTTCGGTAAACAATGGAGGCAAGGTAATAGAATATACGATTCTAATGGAATAGCCATGTGTTTAATGGCTCAAGCTATAGGAAATGCAGGTGGGAATAGCTACTTATATAAAGTGGAAGAGAGCGAGGAAGAAAGACTTAATGATGTATGTAAAGAAACAAAAAAAGAAATTATCGGCATAAGTGTAAATCCCAATAGCAGAAAACTTGAATTTAAAGGAGCTAAAAGCATATCACCTATATGTCCGACTTTACGCGCTACAGATTATAAGAGTCCTCATACGGTATGGGAATCGGATGCACAGATAGAATATAAAGGAAAGAAGCTGAACGAAGGTGATGGTTTATACTTGAGCACTTCCCAAGATTTTTTCCATGGAGCATTAGATGGAATTAGCAGAACTCTTAAGGCTACAAAAAGCGACGCCGGAGTAGTACAGAACTACCGCATCCGCAAACTTACCCCACGCGAATGTTTCCGTCTGATGGGAGTATCTGAATCCGACATAGACAAAATCCAGTCTGCCGGTATAAGCAAGACACAACAATATAAGATGGCTGGCAATAGCATTGTGGTTGATGTTCTTTATTACATCTTCAAGAAAATGTTCGTTGATAAATCGTGTGAGGATGCTCAATTATCTCTTTATTGAAAGAATAAAATCATGAAAGTATGAAAAAGAAATCAGATAAAAAAGAAAATGCACAAGCGTTGAAGATGAAGATAGATAAGATTGCGCTGGAATACGGTTTCTATAAAGAGTCGAGCAATGCAGCAAATATTTCGTCTAATTATCGTGACCCGGTGCTTCCGTTGCTAATCACATTCTATGCTACGACATGTACCATCGGGATAAGTTACTGTAAGCAACCTTTCAAATGGCATAAAGAATTAAAGGAGGAAAAGATAAAAGATGTGTTTGCGAATCCTTTGAATTATGTTTGATATAATAATAATTATGTTTAATTTGACAAATTTGTTAAATTAAACATTATGACAAAAATACTGTTATGACAAATACATCTTCTCCTATTGATTTTCAAATATATCTCATATTAGGAATTTTACTATTTGACCTAGTAAAGAACCTAGTAAAACACTAATTAAAATAAGAGTAATAAACTCCTTTATATCTACCATATTATCTTTTTTCATGAAGCTTACATATTCCGAAGCATACCCGTTCACTTTCCGGCAGCTTATTAGGGTATAAAAC